TTACTTGACGGGTGTAAAGCCCTGGTCCTGCAGCTGGCCGCCGGCGATGTCCGTCGCGATGACGGCGAAGGCGGCGGGCAGGAACAAAAGCCCGAGCCCCAAGAAAGGGATGAGAATAATGGAACAGATCAGGATTATGAGCGATGTGAAGGCATTGGTCTTCGCGTAATAGCGCTCGCCTGAAGGTGTTTCGATGCCGATGATCAGGGGGCTAGTATAGAATAACTTGACGTAATGGAGCGTGGTTACGCCATCGGCGTCGACATCGAGAAAGTTATTCAGGCCGATCGGCACGACCACCTTTGGAAGGATTTGGCCGCCAATCTTGATAAGGCTGTAGTTGCACTGCTTGGCGTTGATGATGGAGTCGCCCAACAGCGACAGTTGACCCGAGACCTTCTTCATCTCAGGCCTCCGCCGACGCGTGGGCGGAGGGTGCCGCCAGCGGGGAAACGGGCAATATGCGGAGGGTGGCCCGGCCGAGGCGGCGGGCGACGGGGCGGGGGGAAAGGGGCATTGGGAAACCCTAGGAAATACGGCAACGGAGGACGGTGGCGCCCGGCGACCGAAGACGCCTGTGAAAAGGCGCGTCAGCACCGTCTGAAAGGCGACTTAAGATATATATTATGGCCTTGGCTTTTGCAACCGCGTGTTTTGCCCGGATGGTTGAAGACATCCGGATCCAGTTTGGGAAGCTACTGCGGCAGCAAAGGAAGGCGAAAAGCCTGACGCAAGAGGAGCTTGCCGGCCGCGCTGGTATGGCCGTGCCCTATCTGTCGGACCTGGAACGGGGAAAATGGAATCCCAGCCTTGCGGTAATCGTGGATCTCGCCCGGGGGTTGGGGATCGAAGCGTCGGACCTGCTGGTCGGGCTGGAGATTGACCGGACCGGTGGGGGCGAGGGGGATGGGCCTGGGCCCGAGCTTCCGGAGAGGAAGCGGGGTGGGGTGTAGTGGTGGCTCTGGCAGCCGGCTTGATGGTGCCCCTGCGCTTCGCCCCCTTCGATGAGGCCTAGTTCACCGCGACCGCCCCGGATCGCGGCGGTCGCGGGTGGACGGTAGGCGGTGGGTCTATGGCCGCCTCCAGGGGTGGGGCTCAGACACGATGTGCAGAATATCATATTTTGGTGTGCTTCTATGCAATTTGATGTTTACTTTGATCTACAAAAAGCTAGAATCCATAACGGATATTTATGATTCGAGGCGCCTGCATGGCCGACGAAATGCGCTTTACGGTGGTGATTGATCGGCGGCTTTATGAGCGGCTTTTGGACGTCACTGTCCGCCGTCAACCGCGGCTTCCAAAGCGTTATGTCGTCGAACTCGCCCTCACGCGGTTGCTTGATCAGGCCAGTACTGGCCAGCTTGTATTGGGGTTAGAGACAGATGATAGGCCGAAGCGATAGTCGCCCCGACCTGCCCGTAATTTCTCTTTTTTCAGGAGCAATGGGCCTTGATCTCGGCCTTGAAGCCGCAGGCCTGCACGTTGCGGTAGCTGTTGAATGCAACCCCGTGGCCGTTGCCACCATCCGCGCCAACCGGCCCGGCCTGCCGGTCATCGACCGAAAAATCGAAGACGTCACCACGACAGAAATTTTAGAAGCGGCAGGGCTCAAACCGGGAGAGGCCTTCGCAGTGGCTGGCGGTCCCTCCTGTCAGGCTTTCAGCACTGCAGGCGCGCGCAGTTCTCTCAGCGACCCACGCGGCACGCTCTTTCAGCATTTCGCTCGGGTCGTGCGGGAAGCCCAGCCGCATTTCTTTGTCATGGAAAATGTTCGCGGCTTACTTTCGGCTGCGGTGAAGCATCGATCCCTGAAAGAACGAGGTCCTGGCTATCCCACACTGGAGCCCGACGAGGAGTTGGGTTCGGCCTTGAAAACTGTCGCCTCCACTTTGCGCGAGCTTGGATATTACACCATCTTCGACATCCTGAATGCGGCGGACTTTGGCGTCCCGCAGGCCAGAGAGCGTCTAGTGTTCTTGGGGACGCGGTATCACGAACGGATCGCTATGCCGGCTGCGACCCACGATCGGAATGGCGACAATGGACTTCCCAAGTGGCAAATACTTCGATCCGCGCTTGAGGGGCTGGAAGACCCTGCTCCCGAATTCACGAAGCTTTGCCCAAGCAAGGCTAAATACCTCGCCATGGTTCCCGAAGGTGGGAACTGGCGAGCCTTGCCCGAAGAGTTGCAGTCGGAAGCGCTAGGCCGGGCATTTGTTTCGTGGGGAGGACGGTCTGGTTTCTTTCGCCGCCTGAGCTTCGACCGACCAAGTCCAGCGCTCACGACGAGGCCAGATAGCAAAGCCACAAGCCTCTGCCACCCCACCGAGTTGCGCCCGCTTTCCATCCGCGAATATGCTCGGATCCAGCAATTCCCGGAAGATTGGACCTTTGCCGGGTCGGTTAGGCAAAAGTACGAGCAGGTCGGCAATGCGGTGCCAGTGGGCCTCGGCAAAGCAATAGGCCAAGCCCTTATAGCAGCGCAGGCGCAAGAAGGAACCGGACGCAGCTATGGACGCGTCGAGTGTTGGAATCTCGACCTCTTGGCGAAGATGCTGCGGCGCCCTCGGACGATCGTTAATCCTCCCCACATGAGGAACGACACCAAAGGGAGTACGATCTCGGATTGGCATCAGGAGGGCTCACGGATGCGCGCTGATGCCTTTGAATATGTGCCGCCTGAACGGCTCAATGAGTTAAAGCACCTGATCTCGGTTGGTGGTCGAAAGAGATTACACCCGGCGGCAGATGAAATTATTGATGTAAAAGACGAACTCATGCTCGCAGCGGAATAAGTGATGTTTGGTTGTTTATTGGGATCGGCTCAGGAATTCCACAGCGGCGCGAGCATCCGCTAAGAAGGATTCTCGTGTCACTGGGGCGCTCACCTGGTCTCCCAGGAGATCTTGGGCGGCGCGCTCCTTGCGGATAAGCCGATCATACTCCTGAACCTCGATCGTTCCGTCACAAAGCAGCACCAAGTATTCAACATCCCTAGTCTGGCCGCGCCGGTGGATTCTGTCGAGACTTTGCAGGTAGTGCGCTGCCTGGTTCGAAAGGGATTCATAAATTGCAATCCGGGCACTATGCAGCGTGAGTCCTGCACCCGCGGCTGCGGGGTTGGCGACAAGGATTTTGGCGTCTGCATCCTGCTGGAAGCGCCTCACTGCTTCCCGCCGTTCGGTGATGTTGCTAACTTGACCGTCATAACGTAGCGTTCCATACCGTGCGTAGCGCTCGACCAGCGCCGTCACTGAAGCGGTGTAGAACGACCAGACCACCACCTTCTCTCCCCGTTGCTCGACCAGTTCGTGGAGAATGTTGTCCATCGTGGCGAGCTTTGACGGGGTCTCTTTATACGAGGGGTCGATGCCCTGTGGGTTGGAACAAACCTGTAGCAGGGCGGCTCGCCGAGCGAGGAAGTTGGCATAGGTCTTCTGGAAGTCTCGGTCAGACGCGGCTTCAGCGTCATCCACCAACCTATTTAGAGCGCCTTCATAGAGGCGTCGTTGACGCGGTTCCATCGGCACGTAAATCCGTTGGAACTGCTTTTGTGGTAAGTCGGGCAGGACGTCGGTTTTGAGGTGCCGAATGTAGAGGCCACGAGTGTCGACCACCTCTTGTACCAACGGCATAGCCGTCTCTCGGTCCTTGGGCAGTTCCAGCCCCTCGAACGCCAACCCAAAATCTACAAGGCTGAATTGCTGGACCAGATCCTGCGGTGCATTGGGTGCTGGCGTGCCACAAAGCACATAGGCCCGCCCGCACCACTCGCGGAGACGCCGAAGCGCCCGAGTTCGTTTGGCATCCAACGATTTGATGAAAAACGATTCGTCGATCGCCAGAACCGCGCGCCCGTCTTTGTTTCGTAGCAAGGACTTCAACTCCGCCTCCAACGCTACGGCCGTTTCGAAGTTCATGACAAGGACATCGGCACCTGAACGCAGGGTCGATCGCTTTTGCACACTGGTTCCGGTCAAGATAGCCACCCGGTATAAGTCCCCGCGGAACGTCGCGAAGTCCTTCGGCCACTCGGCCACCATGCTCTTAGGCGCTACGATAACGAGCAAGTCGACTTCGTCCCGGGCAACCATCAAATCGAACGCATAAATCATGGTGACCGTCTTGCCGGCGCCCTGTTCGTCGAAGACGCACAACCCAAATCCCTCCGGTACGGTCATGGCAGCCACGTTGGTGACTTGGTGCCTGTCGAGGACATTCAACCCGTCGCTGTCCTTGATGAACAAGCGGGCTGCGTCGGGGCCGCCAGCTTTTATTCCTTCGATGGAGGCCCGCACTGCAGGGTAGGCGGCCGCCACACGTTCCCGGTTGGCGACAAACTGTCGGGCTTCGGAGGCCCATACCAAGTTAAGGCCGGGGGTGCCTATTTTCAGGTATGTGGCGTTTTCACGCCCGACACGGATCCCCCCCGCACCACGTCGGAGTCCCGCCGTCGGCATGGAGGCGGAAAGTCGCCGCAGGATAGTCAGAGCATCTGCAGGATCCTGAGGGACTACATAGAGGGCATCCAGCGTTTCGGATAACCGCACATCGGCCGTCACGTAGGTCATCGTAGTGCGATCCACGTCAGTTCTCCTCACGGCCAGCGGTTGGCAAGTGCTTCTCCACTATGTCCAAAACCGTCCGCAGCCCCTGGAGATTCTCCTGGCTGATAGACCCGGGCTCACCAGGCTTGAACGTCTTCACGGGAAGGTCTTTGAACCACTCGACGAAGACATGGACGCGCGTGTTCGCTCCGACCTGACGGGTCTCAGCACGGGACGCCCGCGCGAAGCCGCACGCGTCGTTGACAAGCTCTTGTCCGGCTTCTGGGTCATTTTCGTCACGAGCCCGCCGCAAGTAGGCCATTGCGTCTTCATTCGAATAGACGTATTTGAGGTCGCGAATTTTATTCCAATTTTGGAATTTTCCATCGTAGAGTAAGTCGTAGACTAAGTGCTTAAAGCTATCGTCCTGGTTGAGAGACCAATAGACGCCACCAGCGCCTTTTCCCTTTCCTAGTTCGTCGAAGTATTGGAAATATCGCTCGCTGCGATGCTTGACTGCGTACTGATCTTGATTGCGTTCGGTGACATGGTAATCCTCGAAATCTTCCGTTAATTCGACCATGCTAATATAGCGGCTGACGTCATCCGCCGAAATCGCGAAGGTGCGCGCAATGTCGCGCTTGAGCGCCCGCTGCCGGGAGAGCGTGGGGTTGCCGCGTGGTTCAAGCGCTACCAACCCCTGCCAACGTTCATAGACGGTCCGTGCCTTCACGTATTCTGGCCAGTCTTGCTTGAAGTCTGGCTCGAAGTTCAGGGACACTATCACTGCATTCCGGTCGGCCTCGGTTGCATGCTCTGTAAGCTGCCAAACGAGCATCCATTCGACTCGCCGCTTGGAATCAGCATCGAAATCAGGGCTGTTGAGGATGAAGTAGCAGGCCGCCGTTCGGCGGTTACCGTCAAGCAGTTTGCCGTCGATGTCGATGATCGGCGGCTTACGAACTCCATTGACCGCAATGCTTCGCGCCAAGTTTTTGATTTCGAACTGATCATCCTTGGTGAGACCCGGAAGGGTCATCTCGCCCGTCATAATCTCCAGCAACTCATCAGCATCAGGCTTCCGGCCATGGGCCTGTTGAAACTGGTTGAGATGGATATCCAGGCGCTGGTTTTCATCCCAGAGCTGGATATCTCGCGTGCGGACGAACCCTTCTACCACCTGCACAGGCCGCTCATGGAAAACCGGCGTGGGCAAAACCGGACGCGGTTTGATACCGTCGTGTTCGATAGGCCGTATCTGGTTGGTGATGGTGGTGGATAAGAAACGGCTGCCGAGCAAATCGTGAACGGACATGACCCGATCAACTAATTCGGCTATCCCGGTGTCGAGCGCCGCCATCGTGGAGGTGTCACCTCGGACTTGAGCATTGGACCGCATAACCTGCGCAACCCTGGTCAGTAGCGAGCGCGCCTCTTCGTCTGACAGCGGCTCGTTCAAGCCGGATCGCAGGATCTCTTCCACCACTCCGCCGATGTCGGACGAAAGGGCCCGAGCGTCCGCGATCAATTGGCGGAACTCAGTTGAAAAATCGTTCTGAGGCGTGGTCATTGGTCGTCCTCGGGTTGATTGTTATCGGTGTTGTCGTCGAAGGTGTCTGGGAATTCGATGCCTTCCTTGGCTGCCTCACGCTGCAGCCGCGCCAGTCCCCTAGACATGAGCTTGCGTGCGGATCCAGCGCTGATGCTAAGCGTGTCAGCGACCAAGTTGGCGGGCAGGTCGGGCAAGCCTTGCTCGACGGCGTCGATGAGCAGAGCCATAACGTCGGCGATCTGTCCTTGGCCGAGGCGGGGCAGGAGTCGGCGCGCAAAGCGTACAGCTTCCGACTTCCTGTGGTCCGCTAAGGCTTCAGCCTCAGCCCTTTCCCCGTCATCAAGGATTTGGTCGGGAGTTTCAGCCAGATCGTTGGCCTCGCCCCGCCGGTGCCGGTAGTCATTGGTCCAGCGGTCTTGCGCGACCTTATCCGCTACCTTCCAAAGCCAGGCCCCAAGGTCGTGCACGGGCTTTCCTGCCCGGATGCCGTCATATGCTGCGTCCACGCTCGAGGCGATGCAGTCTTCAATCTCCGAGGCCGGCAGTTTCTGGCCCCACCGTTTCCGATGCATCCGCACAAGGCCATCCAAAAACATACTGGCGCTCAGTGCCTGCAACATGTCCTCGGGACGACCCTCGGCCGCTGCAGTTTTCGCAACCTGGAATAGGTCGCTGTCGGTGCCAGCCGGAAGCGTTGTGTGGCCGTTGTTCGCCATTTGATAGCCTTCTGGGAAACCGGAACAGTCTGGCTGTCCCCCTATCCACAAGTGCGGGGACGAGACAGGCCATTCCCCCCTGGGCCGCCGGCAGCGCTCCCGCCATCGGCACGTCCGACAGCCACCGAGTTGGGAGTAACAAGATGGCCAAGGCGCGTGCTACACAGTCCTCGCGGTGAACGCCACCAGACCGAAGGCGGGCGCGTGGATCGTTATGCGAATGGCCCGGACGCCTGGCGGCGTGCAAGGCGTCCAGCAAGGCATCGCTGCGGAACGATATTCACCGCGCGCGCCAGGCCGCAGCCGGCGAGGTTGGGCCGATCCCAACCGTGCACGGCGTCGTGCGCTGGCGGTCTTTCGATCTGGTCCAGTTGCCGGGGGACGAATTCGGCGTCTCGATGAGGTGCTTCACCCTTGGCCGCGAACTGCGTGCACTGGGCTATCTTAAGCTCTCGGCTGCCCGCGCCATCGCGGTCAGAAGTCCGAAGACATTGCCGAAAAAACTTCCCAACCCGCCTGGCGGGCATCGGGAGCCAGTTCCCGCCGGGAACGCCGGTAGAAGTGTGGTGGCAGGGCGAGGCTCGGATCGGCCAGCAGACTGGACTTACCGTAAGCGTCGTCTGTGGGCTGCCTTGTTGGATCGGGGGCTGTTGTGCTGAAAGCTATGTGTCGGCGGCGCGTGGGTGTGTGGCCGGCTTGGCATCATGGCAAGCAGTTGTGGTTTGCACCGTGGCAGTCCAACGTATCGAGGTCATCACCGGGGCCGGTGGGCGGCGCGCCTATTCGGCGGAGGAGAAGATTCGCCTGGTGGGCGAGGCGCGTGGTGGTCGCGGGGCCGTGGCGGCGGTGGCACGGCGCCATGGGGTGTGCAGCAGCCTGATCTACCGATGGCGCCGGCAGATCCGGAGCGGCGAACTCTCCCCTGAGGCGGCGTCCTTTGTGCCGGTGCATCTGGTTGTTGCCGAGATAGTCTCAGAAGGAGAGCCCGAGTTTTGCGCATGTCTTGGCCAGGCCGAGGAAGGCGTCGCGGCATTGGCGGCCTGTGTCGCTGCGGGTGCCGCCGCTGATCTTGCGCTTGGTGACCTGGCAGCGGATGTCGTTTTCCGAGCCGTTGGTGTGAAGCGGGATATCGGGCTGGTCGAGGACCATCAGCAATTCCGGCTTGTTGGCGTGGAGGCGGGCGAGCAGCCTGTCGAGGGTGGCGAAGCCGGTCTTGCGTTTGAAGATGCGGTCGAAGCGGGCACGCAAGGCGGCCTTTCGCGCCGGCGTCGGATCGTGGCGATAGGCCTTGAGGTCGGCGTAGAACCACCAGATCAGGCTGCGGATGCGCTGCTGGGCGGCGCGATGATGATCGGTGAAGGTGTCGAGCTTGTGGACCAGGCGCTCGGCATGGACCCAGCACAAGGCATGGCGCCCGACGTGGAACTGTCCAGCGTAGTCGCTGACGATGACGGTGTCGGCCAGCAGATCCTGCGCCCTGACATCCAGTGACACCGTATCCCCCGTATCCCGAACCAGCACCCCAACCGACGACTCAGGGCTGCGAGGCGGCGGAGTCCACGCAATAGCTGTCGATCTTGCGGTGGCCTTCGTTCGGTAGAAGGGAGCTTCTGTCCAAGCCCTCTCCGCCTGAGCTGCAATTGTCCAAAGGAAGGCGTTCTCAGTCCTCCGCCCCTATTACGGAAAGTTGCCAAGAATCCAAATAATCTAGCTTGCGAAGTACAGGCTTTGTCGCGCCCATCTCTAGAATATCATTCTCTCTTGCTGGTGGTAAGAGCACGATAACCTGAAAGTCCTCAGATGAAAGCGCCCTCAGCAGTGCCTCAAAATTTCCTCGATCAAAAGTCACAGATAAGCTTTCAATAAGAAGGAGAGTTAATCGTTCTTTGCTGACCTCACGGGCCTTGAGTATAATGAGGTCAAGTATTAGGCTACCTCTCTCGCTACCTGAAAGGTTGTCAAACGGGCGCGGAGGCCATTGTGATCCACGTCTCTTGAACATTAGTTCGAAATATGGAGAGCCGTCTGTTTTGAATTTTGGGCGTTCTTCTTCGGTGTCGTCGTCTGATTCCGTCGCATGTACAAAGGCAATGTCACCAGGAAAGAGCGGCCCGGCCCCAATTTTCGCAAGAGCAAAAAGGGCACTCTTATCAACATTCAGAGTTCGCATCAAAAAATCAATATCGTCTTCGTGATCGAGCTTTCTCGTGTCGGACTCAGAACAGTAGATGATCTCAATGTCACCTGGAGGCAACAGATACGGAATCGTGCCGTTTCGTCTGGAAAGTTCAATGCCCCTAATTTCTAGGTCAATTTCCTTGCTTAAGCTATCAACTGTTGAGTACGTCACTTTGGCGCGGAAAGTGGCCGGCTCCGAGTCACCTTCTTTATTTTTTATACGCGTTCCGCTGAAGCGGTCCATATATCTTGAGTGAGAAATAGATGCGGCGGCCTCCATAAGGGATGACTTGCCGCTGCAGTTTCGTCCCGTCATAAGTGTTCGTCGGGAAAGTGTTATTTTTGGAAGAGGCTTCAATCCTGGGAATTCGCTAAATTCAATGGAATCCACCCATCCTAGCGGAGAGGGGAAGTCGTTCATCTCTTTTAATACGCGAGCTTCAATAAGGGCTTTCCAAGCAAAAAGAACCTCTGCTGGATAGTCGCAGCCTCTTGCTTTGTCTATCAGTGGGGAATGGTATTCGCAGCACCATATTCCGTTCTTTTCGCTGCTAATAAAATCAGCATCTTTTCCGCCCCTCCCCCGAGGCCCGTCTTCAGCCGCACTATATATATGGCACGCAACACCCATGTTTACGGCGCCGTCTCGTTCGTAAAATGGCCCCATTGTAGGGTTTTTGCACCGAGGGACAGAGCACCGCCCACCTGCTTGCCTGTAGAGGAGTTCTGGGACGCCCCTCCTAAAGTCTATTCTTCTCTCAGCGTCCGTAGTTGGTTTGGTTTTTCTGGCGGGAGCTTTTGGACGTTGTGCCATTTTTGACCTGAAAAGATTTGGTGGCGCTAAAATGTCAAATAATAAGCTATCTTTTTGCGGCCAGCAAACCACAACCCAATCGGGGGATCGAAAAATCGCTGGTGGAAGGCTTCCAGTGACCTTCCGCGATATCGCCAAGGTCCGCTATCGGTGATCTATGTTGATCTACCCAACGACCACCATGAGGCACAAAGCGGACAAATGCAAACCACAGCAACTGCACTGTCGAATTTAGGGCACACACATGTAAAGGAGGACATCCCTTATTGCCTACACCCCTGGCAAGCAGTCACAGCGGGCAATATTGGTGGAGTCGGTCGAGTGTTCCAACCTACCTAACGCTAAGGCGAACCCCAGCGCTGCCAGCCCGCACGCCAGCCACAGCGCTCCGCTGAGATACGCCGCTCCCAGGTGCTGCCACCCATGAGCAGGAAACCCTCGAATAGGGAGTTGGCCAGAAACCGCAGTCCCGCCGTCGGCGGGTGGCTGTTCATAAAAGTGGCGCCCAAAAGCGCACAGGCGCGCGATCTGGGGGTGGAGCGGAGGGCGCTTTTCGGTGGCCATCGCGTCAATAAACCTACGTCACCGCCCGTAATACGCCATTCCCAGGGCAACCAAGCCGAACACCAACCACAGCCCCACCGACAGCCAGGGCCGCTTCCGCGCCGCGAAGGACGAGATCAGCCCGGCTGGGAACAGGAGGTAGAAGACCTGCTGCTCCCAGGTCCCCAGGTGCTCCGGGAACCTGGCGGTGGACATGACGTAGGCGGCCAGGCCCGCGATCCAGAGGATGAGGGTCGGGCTGATCCGGGAGAGCTTGCCTTCGGCCGTCATCGCGGTATCGCCAGGCCCCGCGCCCTCACCGAAACGCCAGGGCAACACCCAGCGCCGCCAGCCCGCAGGCCAGCCACAGCGCTCCGCTGAGATACGGCCGCTTCCAGGTGATGCCGCCCAAGAGTAGGCCGGCCGGGAATAGGGAATCAGCCAGGAACCGCAGGCCGGCTGTGGGCGGGTGGCTGTCCGTGAAGGCGGCGCCCACGAAGGCGAGAACGCCCAGCACCCAGAGGGCCAAGTAGGCGCGCCGCGTCCGGGGATGGAGCGGTGGGCGCTCTTCGGTGGTCGTCGTGGTCATGGGATGGCCATCCGGCGGCGGTTCATCTCGTCACGATACGCCAGGTGCCGTGCGTTGTTGTAGTCCTCGCCGGTGCCCAGGATCTTGCCGATGTAGATGAACATCAGGTTGATCGGGGTTGCTGGGCCGCGAGAGAGCGCCTGGCAGGTTTCCCGCAGCCAGGCTGGCAGCCAGGTGCTGCCGACGACGCGGGCGCGGTTGCTTTCCGCGGCGGCGGCGTTGTTGACCCAGGCACCGTAGTGGAAGCCCTTGGCGATCCGGCCGGTCGCGGTGTAGCCGGTGCGCAGCTCGTCGTCGCTGAGCAGTGGCGGGAAGTCCTCGGGCCGCTCAATGGCCTGCTGACACCGCGCCATGAGCGCCGCCGCCATCAACCCGCCCTTGGCTGTGCCGTAGGCGTCGAGCAGCGTGCGACGGATCCGAGATAGGAGGGCTGTGAGCCCACCGGCATCCAGGCGGCGGATGGACAGCATGTCCTGCAGGAGGTGCTGGACGGCCGGGTCGTCGTAGTTGAGGGACTGGCCGGCAATGGGGAAATCCAGCCGCCAAAACTGGACGAGGGTCATGCCGGCAGGGACGCGGCCGACGGGGAACGAGGCACGGTCGACGCGGCGGCCCGTCGCATCGATGACGATCTGGTGGGCGCCCTGGGCGAGCTGGCGATCGAGGTCGGCTTCAGCCTGCTGGACGGCGGGGTCGGAGGTGATGGAAGGGTTGGCGGCGGCCATGATGGGGCGGGTCCGGCTCCCGGTGGTGATGAGAGGGAGGTAGGACCAAGGGTGGGTGTGGCAAGGGGATATGCCACCTGGGGAGGTGGGCGAGAATTGACGGGGGAGGGGGCGGCCGGGGGGCGGGAGGTCCGAGTACGGCAGGCCTATGCGCCGAATCGCGCAGGATTATGCGCCGTTTTGCGCAACCTTTGGGCCGCTTAACACAACAAGCCAGCTGGAGCAAAAGACCTGACCCGGGAATCGAACTGGGATTCACGGATTTGCGGTTCATTCCAGGTCGACCGCGACCATCAGCGAACCGGCGTCAGCATGGCCAAGACCACGGCCAGAACGCCGAAGCCCGCCCAGCACAGCGCAGAGACGAAGGGCCGCCGGCGGGTCGCCGCCGCCAGGATGATGCCGGCCGGGAAGCACAGGTTCTTCCACGACCTGAAGGCGCGATCCGCGTCCATGGGGAACATGGCGAACGCCACCAGGTAGGCGGCGAACCCTATCACCCAAAGGAGCGCGATGGCGGCATTGCGGGGCGAGGTCTTGGCGACGGCGGTCATGGGATGGCCATGTTGCGGCGGATCATCTCTTCCTTGTACGTCTGCTTGCGGTCGGCGAAATGGTCGTGCCCGGACGAGATGATCCACGAGATCGTGCCGATACCCATCGCCACAGGCAAGATGGCTTCGCTGGACATGGCCTTGCCCACGTTCTCCAGCCACCGCGGCAGGGACCAGGTCATGCGCTGGGCGACCTCACGTGCAACAGGCGGCCCGCCGGTGGCACCAGCGAACACGAAGCCGCCCCGGCCGAAGGACTTGGCCATCTTCTCGGAGATGCCGTAGGCCGCGAGCAGCTCGGCGTCGCTCAGCAGGGCGGGGAAATCCTCCGGCCGCTCCACCGCTTGGTTCACCCGCGCCATGAGCATCGCCGCCATGAAGCCGCCCTTACCGGGGCCGTAGGCAGCCAGCAGGCGGGAGCGGATGCGGGACAGGAGCGCCGACAGGCTGCCTGCGTCCAGGCGGCGGACGGACAGCATCTCCGTCATGAGCTGCTGGCTGACGGCGTCCCCGTAGTCCACCCGGCGGCCGGCGGCCGGCGGGCGCGTCGAACTCGAACTCCAGGAACTGCAGCTTGGGGGCGTCCAGGCGCCAGAACTGCACCAGGCTGACGCCGGTGGGCAGCCTGCCCACGGGGAAGCTGGACCGGTCCACCGGATGCCGTGTGGCGTCCATGACGATCTGGTGGGCGCCGTGCTGGAGCTGGCGGTCGAGTTCGGCCTCCGCCGCCTGCCGCGCCGCACTGTCCGTGGTGGTGGCCGCCGTCGCGCTCATGATGGGGGTGACCTGGCTCCCGATGGTGACGGAAAAGAGGTAGGCGAGGCGGGGGAGGTGGCAAGGGGTTACGCCACCTGGGGAGGTGGTCGCCGCCACGGCCTGCGGACTGAAAAATTCAATATTCTCATGGAATTAGAACGCAAAAAGCCCGCCGCGGATTATCCGTGGCGGGCTTTTTCACAAGACAGACGCCAAACTGTGGTGCATTTCGAGGCAGACTATGGCCGAAAAAGGCCAAACTATGCTGCCTCCCACAAGACGCGTCAGGGCGAGATGGCGACCCCGGCAGGGCGATAGAAAGCGTTTTATTTCAATACGATGCGGCGACGTTGGACACCGAGTATTCACGTGCGTTTCCAGCGAATTTCGCTATTTGTGTCCAACCCTTTTGGCAGAGCCGCAGCCCCGGACCAGGGAGCGAGAGGCCTATTTCGCCAACGACCGCGTACGGCCGGGCGCGGGCGTTGCCATCGCGAGCGCTCCAAGCCCGCCCCCAGCTTTGAACGCACGGTGATCCTCACCAATCCGCCGTACCCGAAGGCGAGGAAGTGATGCGGCACACGTTCACCATTTGCCCCGCTTGTCACTCGCTATAGTTGTATACGATCGTTATCAACCTTTGGACCGGCAGGGCGTTTTTGATCATAGGGTGAAGCAACAACACATGCGGGAGGTTGACTATGGGAGCCAGTGACATAGACCATAATGGCCGAAAAGAAGCCGTGAAGCAGTATGAAGATACCCTGGCTGCCTGGTTAAGATATTTCAAACAATGGTTTGCATTGCACTATTTTCTTGGGTCAATGTTGATTATATGTTCATCAACCGCAGCTGTTGGCGCAAAAATTGGTATAGATGAAAAGACCGTTCCATTTTTTTCATGGGCTGTCGTTGTAATTACATCATTTATCGGCTTCATAAAGCCAAAGGAAAGAGGAATTCGGTACAGAAGGGCATGGTCACTTCTTAGAAATCAAATAGGACGATTTCTATATGATCCAACATATACGTTGAACCATGTGATTAATGCTTATGATCGTGGCGAGGCCATAATCCATCAATCAGAAGATCCCCCAGGATCATCTAAGTGATGAGCCCATCCATCTACTAAGACGCAGCCTCATGGGTGGAGTACCATCGAGGACACTACTACACTCGCCCTGGCCCATATCCAGGATGACATGGTAGTCGCTGCCTATCAAGTTGGTGCCGCTGGCGCCACTTACGTCGCTAGGCTCAACACCCTTCCTTGAAGGGGTAAAAGCGGGACTTGAAGCAGCCGGCATCGATCTTGATCATCGGTAGAGCATCTAGACCACAAGGTGAACCGATGACTTTTCCGTCCCACCTTCGGAACCGTGCCCGCCCGCTGACCGTCATGCTGCGGGTGTTGGCCATGGCCGGTCGGCGTGTGAGGTTGGTTTGTGACCGTTGTGGCCATGACCACGGGTGGGTTGACGATCTGACGTCGACGGAGCGCGGCCGACAGCCTTGCCCGACTTGTAACCCCGCGACCACGAGGTGAACGACCCCGCAAAAAAAGGGGCGGCGCCCGGACGGAGCCGCCCCCTTTGAGGTGCGCCGTTGTGGATAGGGATCAGCTTGGCGCGACACCCAGACCCAGGGCGTCCGTCGCGGTCCCCATCAGGTCGGTCGCCGCCTTGTCAAAGGTGTCCTTGGCCGCCGTCAGAGTGGCGTAGGCATCCGCCTTGCCTTGCGCCGCCGCTGTGGCCGCAAGGCGCGCCTGGGCATCGGCGCTCACGGCGTCGCGGTACTCATCCCGAGCAGCCGCCAGCTGTGCCGCCAGGTCACCGATACCGGGAGAGGGCGGGACGGACGGCGGAGCGCCAACGGTGCCGGCGGGAATGCTGACCAGCTCCGGGCCGGCTTCCCCCACCAGGGGGATGGGGGCGGGGGCGCTAACAGCAGGTTGGGGATTGGGATCGATCATGGCTTTACCTTTCGTGAGACGGTGGTGGAGAACGATGAAGCCGCTGGCCATCCACGGCAGGATGCCCAGGACAGCGGTGATGAGGCCGCGGGGGCCAGAGTGGGCGTCGGTCATTTCGTCTGGACGCCCTTGAGCTTTTCAAAGGTGCGCAGGCCGCCCATGCCCAGCATGCTGGCCAGCAATCCCAGAAGGTCGGTGATGCCCAGGTCAGGGAAGGTGGGCGGGGCCGCCATGGGGTTCGCCGCCAACATGATGTAGGACTGATAGACCCACACCCACGTGAGGGCGACGGCCTTGGGCCAGTAGCACAGGGCCAAGGCCCCGACACAAACCCAGCCGGCCCCAGGACGCCACCCGGCGACGAAGACGGAGCCGGACTGCGCCTCAGCCTTGTTCACGTCCAGCTGTGCCAGGTTCAGCTGTTGCGCCCGGTCGGCCGCCTCCTTATAGGCGGCGGCTTCGGCTTGGGCCTTGGCCGTGGGGTCAGGGATGAAATCGAGCAATTTATTGACCACGGGCGTGATGACACCCGAGGCTGGCGACAGCAGTTCTTGCAGGATGCCCATGGTACCCCCATGAAAAAGGGCGCCCAAGGCGCCCCGGATTGCGGTCTGTTTGGTTTGCGTTTCAGGCGGCGGCCGGAACACAGGGCGTCTGCCACATCGCCACTTCAGCCTCGCGGCGGCGGGCCAGACCGGGAACAACCACTTTCTGCCCCTTCACTGTCGCCTTGTTCCAGCGCAGCATTTGCACCGGAACCGCCACCTCCCAATCTGGGGAGGATAGGGCGGCGGACATGCCCTCACCGTTCAGGGCGCCCAGGCCCACGTTGAACAGAAAAACGGCGAAGGCGCCGAACTGGTTGTCGTTCAGCGGTGCCCGAAGGGTGGACAGGCGCCGCTCCACCGGGTCCAGGTCGCCCAGCAACAGGGCGTCCGCCCGCTGCTGATTGATTTCCAGGCCCGGCACCACATCGCGGCCGGTGTGCCCCCAACCGATAGTCCAGATCCCAGCGACGTCGCGGTAAGCCTCCAGCTCGCAGCTTTCGAAGGCTCGCAGCAGCGCCAGGCCGGCGGAATTGATACGGCGGATCATGATCAATACCTCTCATGGGGTTGGTGATGGGGTTGGGATAGGACCCGCCCCAGCGCGGCATGGGCCTCGCAGGCGCCGGAGACGGTCAGGATCAGCAGGGGCTTGCCGCCGGCCCACAGCTCCACCCGGTCGGCATTGACCAGGCGGACCCATTCCAGGCTGCACAGCGTCCCCTCGACCACGCGGCGGATGCCTGCGGCGTCGGTGGTGGTGTGGGTGATGGGGGCTGTCATGCGGTTAGCCGCGGGTGTTGCTGCGCCACGATGGCATGGTGCAAATCGTCAATGCGGGTGTGGACCCGGTCCAAGTTGGCGGACTGCCGGACCTGGGTTGCGGTGAAACCCTCTATGGCCTTCGCCATGGCCGCTTCCTGCGCCTCTATGGCCCTGGCCATCGCGGACTGTGTCGCGGCCATCACCTTGATTTCCGAAAAGGCATCGGCGAAGGCCTGGCGGCCCTGTTTATCATTGGCGATGTCACGCTCAGCCCGATCCAGCCGCGCCGTCAGCACAGCGATGCTGCTAGCCAGCACGGCGATACGGGAGGATAGGCCATCGTCCCCATCGTCATCCGATGACCGTCGGCGCACACGGTAGGCCAGGCCGGATACAGCCACGGCCAGCACCGATAGTGCGGCGGTGATCGCCGTCCAAGGCCCCGCCTGTGCGGCGGACGCCGCAGCCTCAATTTCCATCAACACCCCCATCTTTCGCCCCACCGGGCAGGCAATAAAAAGCCCGCCGGAAAGGGCGGGCGCGGCACTCAAGCGAACGGCGTTCGCGCTCATTCGGCGGGCGGCTGGCCGGTCAGGATCCAGGCCATCCGGTCGGGCGTGATCAGGCCCCTGTCCACCCACGCCCGCAGCTGGGCCGCCGTGCGCTCGGCATCCAAATCAACGTATTGCGTGCCCGCCCCCAGCAGCAGGGCCGCCAGGGAAGCCCCACCTTCTGACGGGTGGGCATCGGCCACGATGGCCAACCATTCGGCGCCGGTCAGCAGGCGCACCACCAGGTCGGACGCACTCATCCGCCGGGGGTAGCGCACAGCCATCAGGGCGCGCCATGCGACCGCCTCATCCGCCGTCACCGGCCGGACGGTCCAGGCAGTGCCGTCCCAATCGGCGGTTTCGGCGCCGGGCGTCAAGGTTGGGGGGGGCGGCAGATCCATCACATAGGCAGCGATGGGCTGGCCGTCATCGCCACGGGGGTAATCGGCCCCTCGCGTCGCGACCAGGCACAGCAGGTCCCTACCGGCGCCGGACACCAGGGCCAGGGCGTCCGTCCATGCCTGGAAAGCGGGGTTCGGTACGGCCGCACCATCGGGGCCTGCCCCCAGCGTCACGGGTGGGCAGGGACGGGCCGTCAGGTGCGCCGCCGCCTCATAGGCGTCGGCGGCGGCCGCCAGGGCGCGCACAGCGGCATTAATTGCCAGCTGTCTGGCGATGACGGGTTGATCCACCGTGGTCACATCCATCGGGCCGCCGTGGCAGCGGGGCCAGCCGCCGACCAGGGTCCAAACGTTGACATACCGGCCGGCGCGATAGCTGTCGGCCATATCGATTGCGCGCATCATGCTCCCCCTTGGATCAGCTGTAACGGGCGCCGCCGAAGCGGGTGATTTCGGCCGCGGACGCCCAGCCGATGGTTTTGCCCGCCACCCCCTGGACTTGAAGCCCAACCCCGGGGGCGGCATCGTTCAAGGCCACGAGGGTGGCATCCATCGCGGTCGTGTTGCTCTCCGTGTCCGTGCCCAGGTGCTGGACGCCCGTTATCGTCACATTGCCGTTGGGCAGCCGGTAAAAACGGGCGCGCACCTGATAGCCGTCGATTTCCGTTGGCGCCGCCCCCCATTCCGCCGCCGTGACGTTGAAGACCACCTGGCCGTGGTCGCCTTCCGCCACCGGGAAGCGGGCCACCACCGTGGCCGTGGCGTCCGTGGTCCGCCCCACCGGGAAGGCGACATGGACGCCATCGATGGGCGCCACCGGCACCCTGTCAGACAGGATGCGGTCCCGCAGGAAGATGGGTGGTTGGCCGGCGACGGCCTGGTTGCCGGTCGCGATGACATAGCCGCCCTGTCGCGCCGCCACCCCCGTATGGTTGTCGCTGTTGTTGGTCGCGGCCAACCCGGCGAGGTGCGCCGTGCGGATCAGCCCCTGGAATACCGAGGTCCCGTCCCCCTTGGCGGCATAGAGCGCGCCCGTGTCGGGATCATGGGCCAGGGCCTGGACGGCGGCGGAGGCGCCCCCCAACACGCAGCGGGCGCCAGCCCGGAACAGCGGCGCCTCATCCGCGAAGATGCGGGTGATCTGTTCCGGGGTGGGCGCCGTCGCGCTGATCCGCAGCAGCGCGACGGCGCCGGCCGACCATGCGCCGGTCAACGCCCCACCGGAATATCCGCACCCGACCAACAGTGATGCGGCGGTATTGGTCAGGGACCCCACGGCCCCCGCGCTGGCGGTCGCGGCACGCCATCCATTGACCCAGATTTCCAGGGTGCTGCCACGCTTGACGGCCACCACATGGTCATAACTGGTGCCGGCGGTATGGGTGCCGGCATCCGCCACGAAGGCGCCGTTCGTGCCATCGCTGATGTTGAACTGATAGTTGCCCGAGCCGTTGGTGAACAGCTCCCAATTTGGCGTTGTCCCATAGCCGGCACCCGTCCCCGGCTGGCGCGCGACCACGAACTGGTTGACGGCCCCCGCGCGTAGCCACACGGACAGGCTGAAATCCCCGGTGCCGAAATCCAACGCGGCGGATGGCGGTTGCAGCAGGTAGTTGCTGGTGCTGAAACCACCCCAGGCCGATAGATCGGTGGGGGCGATGGCGGATACCGCCGCCCTGGTGAGGCTGCCCATCACCCGCATGCCGATGGCCCTGACGCAGCGGTCGGGCTCCGCCCCCATCACCGAAACGTTATCCACCGTGCCGGCGAAGCTGGCATCGCCGGCGAATGAAATCGCCGTGCTCGACGCCGTCGCCGTGAACTGGACGAGCATGGTGCCGTTGGCCGTGACGGTCGCGACCGTCGCACCCGCCACCTGCACCGTCAGGGTGCCGGCGCTGCGGGTGGCGTCGGCCGCGAACAGATAAGTCTGGCCCGCCACCGTGGCGATGGTCTGCGACAGGTTTCCGGCGGAACCCGCCGTCTTGGCGGCGGCACCGCTGGATTGCGCCCATCCGGCGCCCGCCGTCCAGCCCGTCAGGCTGCTGGCGAAGGTGCCGTTGGCGACCAGCTCCCCGCTGGTCGTGACGCTGCCGGTGGCGGTGGAACTCAATGCCAGGCGGATATCGCCTGGCATCCACCCGCTGTTGAACGCCCCGCCGCCATAGGCTGTATTTCCCGCCGATGTGACCACCGCCTGCATGCCGGCGGTGGGATTGACGGCGTCTTCCGCCAGCAGACAGAGGCCGGCGCCGCCGCCGAACCACCCCCCCACGATGGCCTTGGTGACCGCCACCGTCCCCGGCCGGTTGATCGCCCCGGATGTGGCGGCGTCGCCGTAAATGTACTGGCGCCAAGCGGTCGCCGCGACAGTGGAATAGGGGACGGGGCCAAGGCTGATGATGCCGCCGCCGGAGATGTAGCCCAAGCGCCCATCGGACGTGAACCAGACGGCGGCGGCGCCGCTCGCGTCGGTGATGGTGGCGACCTGGCCCGATGGGTGGATGACACTGACCCCGCCGGGCGTCGCCACGGCGATGGTGGGGCGGGGCAGCCCGGTGGCCCGGTCAATCGGCGCGCCCGGCAGGACGGTGACGTCCACGCCCGCCGCGCCGTTGGTCACCAGCGCCCGGGCCGGGAGGTAAACACTTTCCGACAGCGCGTTGTTGGCATTGACCACCCCCGGCTCTCCCCGGATGTAGGTGCCGCCCGCCGTGACGCGGGTCACGATCTCGGCGCCCAGGAAATTGATCTCGAACAACCCTGTCGAGTTGCTCGCGATGTACAGGCAGCCGTTGCGGGCCAGCATCTGCGGCACGCCCGCCCCTAGGTCGACATTCTTGCCGGGGCCGCCGATCACCGCCCACATCACGGGCGTGGACTGGTCGCAGTCATAGGCCGTGACGGTTCGGGCCGTGGCATCGGCTACGAACATCACCCGGCCCGGGAAATCCGCGCGCTTGCCCCGAGTGCTGGTATTCAGCACCTGCGTCGCCCAGGTCTTTCCGGCGCAGCGTAGACGCCACGCGCCGCCGTCCCCGTCCCGCGTCGTATCGTAAAAGAACACTGCGGCGGGTGCGCCGGCCTGGACCTGCCCCGAGAATGCGCCCAGGTCGCCCAGGCCCGACACGGCCACCGCCCCATCCCGCGCCGCCGCCGCCTGCGCCGCATAGCCCTGGACGATGGCCACCAGCGCGGTGACCGACTGCATCACGAGGTTTGGGCTGGAGTTGCCGATTTCTGCCAGCGCGTCTCTCCAGAACCGCGCCCAGATTTTGTAGTAACCGACATTCTCCAGCGAGAAATCATCCTCGGAATAGGTGGTGCCGTTTAATACCCAGCTGGTAGACATCAGATCAGCTCCGCAAAGGTGGGGGAAAAGCCCCACAAATTGTGATGGGTGTTGGTGACCTCGGACATGTCAGTCATCCGGCAATAGAACATCTGCCGCGCCAGATACGGCGCGTCCTCATCCGGGTTCAGGATGATGAACAACTCCCGTCGGATGCCCAGCCGCATGCACATGTCGTGATGGACGCCCCAGGCGAATTCCCTGGACTGATAGTCGAAAGGAAGCCCGAATTCCCGCCGCATGGGCCGGGATGCCGCGCCGAAGGCGCCGCCGGGGGTTTCATAAGTCTGTGATGGGTCCACAGGCTTAACGTGCAGGCCATAGCTGTAATTGCGCGGCGGCTGGTACGCGACGCCCGCCAGCAGGCGCCCGGCCTGGAAATATCCATCCGGGTTGGCGGGGTCCGTCACCTCCACCCGCAGGTAGCGGGCGAAATAGGTTTGCGACAGCAGCAGATAAGCCGTGTAGGTGGTGGGGTATGCGGCCCGGTCAACGCCGCTCCACGGCCAAACGCCCCACGGCAGGGTGCCCGGCACGGCCGTGGGCAGCCACATGGGGCCCGTCGCGGTCGCCACCGGGGCGCTGAAATCTGGCGTATTCGACAGCGTTAGGGTCAGGGTGGCGGCGGCGGATGCGTTGTGCGCGACAAGCACGACGCTGGACACCGCCTGCAGGCTACCCATGTCCACCTGCATCCGGGCGGCATGGCTGGCGATGTTCAGGAAACGGGCGGGCTTCTTGATGTCCTGAAGCCGCAGGTTTTGCAGGCTCAGCCCGCCACTTTCCACCCAACCGGCGACCCCGCCATCGGTAAGGGCGCCTATGTCGGATACATGCTTCCACAGAATGGCGACGTTACCCATCAGCCCCGCCCCGTCACGGTCATGAGATTGGAACTTCCCGCCGGCTGTACGCTGGTGACCACGATGCTGTGCGATCCGCCCGGCACCCACACGGGGTCGACGATAGCGACGGTGCAGCCGGGCAACAGGCCAGGGATCAGCGGCATAGTGAGGGAGTAGGCGGCAGACCAGTCGCCGTACACCACGGCCCGGCGGTTGGCCTCGAACTCCGTATCGGCGGAATTCACGAAATGGGTTTGAACCCTCACGTCGCTGTACAGCAGTTCGTGCGCCGCCACGTCGGCATTGGTCGCGGTGGGCGCCCACAGGCATTGGGCTTTCAAACCGGGCTTGTCGGCCTCCGGCACGGTGCCGGCGCCGGGCAGGATGCTGCTGTCGTCCAGCACCGTGTAATGCCATTCATAGCCCAGGGTGCAATTGCGCAGGCGCCGCGGCACCTCCTGCGGCACCAGCTCCGTATAGTCGCGGTCGGTCACCGTGTAGTCCGGGGTATCGGCCGGCGCGTCGAAACGCACCATGTACAGTTGGTCCAGCAGGTCGAAGCCCCAGCAGGCGCCGACGTCGGACGCCAGCTCATCCACCACTTGGCGGATGGTCACATCGGACGCCCCGTCATGGTAGTACGCCAGCGCGGCGGACCCACCCGGCAGCGCCGCGAATGCGGCGAGGGAGGCGGCGTTGATGTCGCCGGAGGTCATGTCGCCCATGGTGGTGACGATGTGACGGACGATATCCGGGAACGACGTCACATAGGTGCCACTGACGGTGATGCCCTGGACGCGGACGATAAGCGTCGAGGCTGTATCGGTCGCGAGCCGGATCAGCCCCAACGCCTTGCAGGTGGCGTAGTCATATCCGGACATGCTGAGTGCCGCCAAAGCGGCGTAGGTGGCGACGTCGGGCCCGGCGCTGGGCAGAACCTTGCCGCCATCCTTGACCCACACCAGGGCGGTGAACCCGCGCTTATCAACCATGTAGATCAGCAGGGCGCCCAGGGACACCGGAGACACCTGCACCACATCCCCGTAGGCCCACGGTAGGCCGCGCCCCGCCATTTCCGCCGTGCCCTCGATACCGCCCGTGCCGGCGAAGGTGCCGGTGGTGGCGGGCACGTCAAACCGCGCGCTGCGGTCGAGGATGCGGATGGTGATGGTGGTGCCGCCGATGACCTGATCAACCACCCCTGTCCGCGCCACCTGGAAATCCGCCAGCGTGGGGCTGTCCTTGTCGGTGTAGTACAGGACGAAGCGCCGGCCGGACCAGCGGTAGTCCGGCCCCACGATGGCGTTACGGGATCCATCCATGTTGGTGATGGTGATGGTGCCGCCGGAGGGGGAGGAATAGCCCCCGACCGTGTCGCCGCTGGTCAGTGACCGGGTTTCCGTTAGAGGCACATCAATGGCGCGCTCATACAGGGTGTTAGGCGGGCTGTCGCCGGGCCCCGTCACGAAACCCACGTCACTGAACGGCAACAGCACCTCAGCCCCCGCCGACACCCGGTAGGGGTAGAAATCCGCCAGGTACGGCATCAGCCCGCCCGCCGCTGTATGGTGGTGAGGCCGCCAACTGGACCGCGAACGGCGTTCGCGGTGGACTTGATCGCCGTTTCCACCCTCCCCAAGCCGCCGACACTGGCCAAGCCGCCCGCGCGGATTTGCGCCAGTAACTGGTTGTTCTGACGGATGATCGTATCCAACCGCGCCTCGACGCCTGCGGTATTGACCGAGCCGCCGCCGAACGAGGGGGCCGAACCGTTGGGCCACACCCTGGTGCCGGTGGGCAGCCATGCCACCTCCGGCCCACGCTCGCCCACGATGGCCAGGCCGCCGGGGTGATAGTCCGTGCCGGTGGCATAGGCGGGTGTGCCGCCCAATTTTGCGGCCGTCTGCGCTGTATTCCAGGTGACCTTCCCGGAATAGACGTTGATGGCGTCCAGGACGTCGCGCAAACCGTCCAGCCGTGGCCACTCATCGCCCCATTTCGCCCGCTGCCACACATCCGCGTTGTAGATCAGGATGTTGGTCGCATCGATCGTGTCTTTCACGATCTTGAAGCCGGTGGCGATGATCACGGCGATGTCTGCCAACGTGCCGTTGGCACCGCTCCCCGCGAGGTCGCCGACCGCGCTCGTGACGTCGCCCGTACTGGAATTCAATGTCTCCAATTTTGACAGCTGGCCATCGCCATTTGCGTCCAGCTGCTTGAACCACGTGGTCAACGTGCTGTCGTCGGCTTTGCCCGACAGCACGCTTTTGAACGTCGCCTGGCTGAGCAGGCCATTCGTGCTGGCTGTTAAATCATCGAAATAAGGCTTGAGGGCGCCGCCTACCTGTTGCGCCGTCGGGCTGGCGATGCCGGACAGGCCGGACAGCAACTGCGCCCGGGTGACCTCCAGCTGGCTGATGGCGCCGTCGCCATTATTGTCCAGCTGCGCAAACCAGTAGGACAGGGTGCCGTTGTCGGCCTTGCCGGCCATGACGGCGGTAAACGTGGGCAGATCAAGGCGGCCGTTGCCGATGGCCGCCAGCTGCTGGAAATAAGGCGCCAGGGCGCCGCCCACCTGTAGGGCGGTGGGCGTGGCGATGCCGGACAGGCCGTCCAGCAGCTGCGCCCGGGTGACCTCCAGCTGGCTGATGGCGCCATCGCCGTTGCTGTCCAGCTGCCCGAACCAATATTGCAGGGTGCCGTTGTCGGCCTTGCCGGACATGACGGCGGTAAATGTGGCCAGGTCCAGGCGGCCATTGGTACTCGATGTCAGGGCGCCGAAATAGGGCGCCAGGGCACCACCCACCTGTAGGGCGGTGGGGCTGGGCAGGCCCGTCAGGGCGGACAGCAGGCTGACGCGGGTGCTTTCCAGCTGGCTGATGGTGCCATCGCCATTGGTGTCGATGGCCGCGAAAATGCTGGCCAGATCGCCGCCGCCGGGCAGGTTCAGCAGGGCGCCGATCGCCTTCAGCGACGCCGTATTGCCGGTGCCCCAACTCTGGAATTCCGCCCAGGTTATCACCTTGTCGCCGTTGGCGTCCGCGCGCGCCAGGGACGCCGCGGCGTTGTTGGTGTTGGCCGCGATTTGGCCCAACAGGGCCAGGTTTTTATCGTTGAAGGACTGCGTGGCCGGCAGGGCCGACAATTGCGCCAGCACCGCGTTTATGGTGGCCGTGGTGTCGGTGCCTGACCCCTGCGTTTTGGTCAGGGCGCTGAGATAGGTATCCGCGTATTGAGTGATGCCCCCCAGGGCCGTGCTGTCGTTGGCCTGGGCAAGCGCCAGCTGGCGATTAAAGGCGTCCCGGGCGTTGGACAGCTGATCCGTTGGGCTGAGATAGCTGGTGACACCCCCCGACTTGGCCTTGTCGATATAGGCCTGGACACTGGCCCCGGCGGATGTCAGTTGCGACGCCGTCGCGGCCAGGCTGGACACCGACTGCTGCGCCGTCTGGAACCGGCTAGTCAGTACCCCCAAGGCGGTGGTGTAGTCGGCCGGCGCGATGGTACCGGCGGTGAGCGCGGCGTTGAGCCTGTCGAAGGCACCGCGATAGGCGTCGGTGCTGTCCACCCCCGCCTTGCCCAGGGCGGTGATGTTGTCCAGGTCCGTGCCGATGGTGGCGATGATGGCCGACAGGTCGGTTGCCCCCGACAGGCTGGCCGTCAGGTCCTGCGCCCCGGTGACCGTGCCGCCGGTGGCGTTGAGATAGGTGACCTGGCCCTTGGCCTGCGCCGCCGCCCGGTTGGCCGCCGCCAGGTTGGCCGCCGCCGTGGCGGCGGCTGTCGTGTCCGTGGCGTCGGCGACCGCCGCGCTGTAGGCGTGGATTTGGCCCGTCAGGTCGGGCATCAGCGACAGCAACTCATTGAACGCGTCGCCCGACAGCTGCGCCTGGTCCACCACGTTCTGCATCAGCCGGGCATAGACCGTGTTGGCCGTGGCCACATCGGCCTCTGAGCCGCCCAGGGCCTTGATGTCGGTGATGGCCGTGGCGCGTTGGGCCACCAGCTGCTGTTCCGCGTAGGCCGCCTGTTCCGCCGCGTCGCCCGCTTGCAGGAAGGCATCGTTCAGCTTGGCCATGTAGTCGCTCAACAGCGTGGCCTTGGCGTTCTTGGCCGCCGCCGTCACGTCATCGATGCTGATGCCGAATTCGGCCAGATAGGGGATGGCGCCCTGGACCGCGCCGTCTATCTTCGCGACGGCCTGTTGCGTGGCGTCCAGCGTGGCGGCGGCGGGGGTGATGCCCAGCAGGCTTTTCAGGTAATCGCTGGCTGCGGTGTTGGCGGCGGCGGTGTCCAGCCCGAGATCGGCCGTGGTCTTCTTGAAATCCTGTAGGCTTTGGATCGTGCTGACGATGCTGGCCTTGGCCTGCAACTGCACATCGTCCGCCGCCGCCAAGCCCTGGGAATAGCTGGACAGCGTGTCGCGAAAGCTCTTGGCGAAGGCGATATCGCTGTTCAGCTCCGCCGACGTGGTCGCCTTGGTGTTGGCCAGGGCCGTTTTCACATCGGCGCTCAGCGCGCCCGAATGGTCATCCTGCAAGAGGCGCTTCGCGAAGTCGGCGATGGCCGCGTCACCGTCCGTGAACGACTTCTTCACGCCGTTTACGAACGTATTGATCGTCCCATTGATCGTTTCTATATAGTTGCCGTTTAAAAATCCGCTGTTCTGGGACAACACCAGATTTGAAACGCCCGCCGTCTGCGCCGCGCTATTGATGGCGGAAATGGCGCTCTTGCCATAGGCCGTCGCATCGCTTCGGCTTTGGCCGTTGTCCACGCCCACCGGCCCCAGGCCCACCACCTGGCCGGCACCCAAGCCGCCCTGTGTGATCCCGATTTGGCCCACCGGCCCGACACTTTTGCTGGGCCCGAAGATCGATCCCAGGATTGCGCCGGGGATGCCGCCCAGGAAGGCGCCGAAGATGCTGCTGTTGCGCTGCTGGATATCCGACTGGCCGAACAAGTTGCCCAGCGTGCTGGCGACCGCGGCGGACGCACCCGCGATGCCCAGCGTTCCCGCCCAATTGACGGACCCAAGTCCGGACAGCCAGCCCCCCGACTGCGCGGCGGAGCCGGCGGCGGCCCCAGTCCCACCGCTGGACGAACCGCCGATGTCCAGGTATTTCAACAGGCCGGTTCCGGTGTTGATGGCCAGCGGGTTATCGTTCGCCGCGCCGCTGGACGAACCGCTTCCGGCTGCACCCTGCGCATTCCCGGCAACCTTGGTCAGGTCACTGAGAGTGGGCAGTTTGTTGTCACCCGACAGCCAGTTCTTCAGCGGGTTCAACACGGCCAGCTTGATGCCCGCCGTTTCGATCTCCGCCACCAGGCCTCGGAACATGTCCTTCCATGTGGCCGTGGCATCGGAAGCGGACACCACCTTTTGGATCATCGCGTCAAACGTGCTGGTCCCCAAGTCGCTGAACGTCTGATAGGCAGCGGTAAGCCGCTCGTTTTCCGCCGTCAGGGCCGCCGTCTTGCCGGCGGCGTCGATGAGGCTGCGCACCTTTTCCTTATCGGCCGCGTCCTCCGACGAATAGAGCGCCAGATTGTTCGCTCGCAGCTGCTGCTCAGCCTTCATCTGAGCCAGCAGGACGGCGCGGGCTTGGCTATCCATGCCCAGCGTGTCGATTTCGGCTTGCAGGTAGGTGATGTTGTCGTTGGCGGAGCGCAATTCGTTGTCGGCGGCGATACGCTGCTGATCCAAGGCCTGCCGCTTAAGGTCCACCTCGATTTCCTGGCGCTTCACCTCGATTTCCTGCTGCGTCAGGGTGATGCCTGCCGCCTTGGCGTCGTTGATGGCCTTTTGCACCATCACCGCCGCTTGGTTGGCGATGGTCTGGTCCGCCAGGGCCTGGGCGCCCTTCGCCGAAGCCGCCGCCAGGGCGTCTTGCTGTTGCGTCGCCACGTCCAGCTGCTGCACCTGCTGCGCCAGCGCGGCGTAGGACGCGGCGGAGGCCGCCGCCAGGTTCCGCTCCACCACCTCTTGCTGATGGGTTCGCACCGTCAGATCGGTTCGCGCCTGGTCCTGCACCTTGGCCGCTTCGGCGGCCCGCAACCCCGCTTCGGCGGACACGCCGTAGGCATCCGCCACGGTCAGGGTGGCGGCGGTGGACGCACTGGCCGCCGCCGCGCTTCGCAGATAGGCGTCATCGCGGGCGCGGACCACAGACGCCTCCGCGCCCGCGGCCATCGCACCCTTTTCGATGGCGGAGGCATTGACCGTCCGGGCCGCATATTCCGCCTGCAACCGGGCGCGCAACTGGTCCCGCAAGGCCGGGTCCGCCGCCAGTACCTGCTGTTCGATACGCTGCTGGTCCAGCCACTTCTGATAGGGCTGCTGCAAGCCTTCAATTTGAGCCCGAGCCGCTTGCACGGCTTGCGCATATTGGGTGGCGGAGATGACGCTCTTGCCCGTCGCGGGATCAATCGTCAGGAAGGCCCGCGACAGGGCCAGGATGTCGGCATTCAGCCCCTTGATTTGCGCATCGGGCAGCGCGTTGACGATGGGCATGACCTTGGCACCCAGGTCATTCGCCGCCGTTTGGTCGGCACCGGCAGACGCCTGCCGCGTCTGGCTGGCGATGCTGCGGCGCAAGTCTTCGGCTTGGCGCACCAGGGCCGCCAGTTTCTGCTGATCCGCCACCACGGCGCCGACATAGTCGTCGTCGGTCGCGGCCTTGGCCTGGTCTTCGCGCAGCTCTTTCAGCACCGCGTCATACTGCGCCGTCACGTCGGCCAGGCGCTGCACAGGGGGCAGGGCGTCCGGCGCACCCCAATGCTTAATCCGCTCCCAATTGTCGGCGATGTTGTTCAGGGCCTGGCCGAAGTAGCCCAGGCTTTCCTTGGCCTGGTCCGCCCTGTCCTTGATGGCCGCGAACAGGGCCGCCTGCGCCCCCGCGCTGTTGCCCGTCCTGTCCATGCTTTGGATGGTCTGAACCTGTTGCAGGCTCAACAGGTTCAAGGACTTCGCCAACTGTGTCGCGGCAGAGCTGGGGTCGCTGAAATATCCCGCCAGTTGCTTGGACGCATCCTCCGTCGACTGCGCCGTCAGGGTTGCCCAGGCCTTGGTTTCCGCCGCCAGTTTGGACAGCATGTCGCCGCCGATCTTGCCGGTCGCCGCATAGGTCTGCTGCAAGGCCAGGGCGGACGCCCGCGTGATTTGACCAGACTGCGCGGCCTGATCCGCCAGTTCATAGAACTGCGACGACGTCACCCCGGCGGCACCGCCCGCCAGGGCCAGGACGCGATTGGTTTCCTTAAGCTCCGCATTGGCCTGGACGTGGGCGACCACCATCGCGGCCACGGCGGCCCCCAACACGATGAACGGCGCGGCCGCCGCCAGGGCCGCCACGCCCATCCCCGCCAGGGCGGGGGCCGTCTGCACCGTTTGCGTCAGCAGCGTCTGCCCCACCGGCAGGCCGGAGGCGATGGACTGAAAGGTATTGATGACGCCGGATTGCAGGATGGCCGTCTGCGTCGCGCCGAACCGCGCGCCGTCCCCCATCTTCTGCAACAGGGCGGCATGCTCGGCTTCGGTGGTCAGGCCGGACGCCAAGGCCGCATCCAGTGTCTTCCTGCCCTCCGTCAGCTTTTGCGTCGCGGCGTAGGCGGGGTCCAGGCTAGCCTTCAGGGCATTGAATGACGCAGCCGCCTTCGCGCTGTCATTCGCCGTGCCACTCATGACTTGGCGCAGCTGCTGCGTCGCCTCGGTCGCGGAAATCGTCTTGGCCGCCAACGCGGCCTGAATTTCCGCGACCTGGGCGGATGCGGACTGCACCACCTTCAGGCTGGCGGCCGTCCGTTCGGCCGCGTCGCCCCCCTTGGCCATTTCCGTGGACAGATAGGCCTGCGCCGACGCCAGCTTGCCGGCGGCATCCGATAGGCTTGTTGTGGCGCGAATTGTCGGGTCCAGCCGGACCACAAGGCGCTCGACACCTCGGCCAGTACCGTCGATTGCCGCATTGATCGTGTTGAAGGCGCTAGTCCCCTCCAGTCCAGCAGCTTTCATCTGGTCGCGGAAATCGGTCATGCCATCAAGTGACAGCCGGATGGCGAGGGTACGGTCCGCCATGATCAGGCGCTCGGCAGGGACGCCATGACGGCGCTATAAAGCTGCTCCCGCGCATGGGCGAGCGCGCCTTCAACATCCAGGCGCTTTCCCAACTTCACATTGCGCAACAGGAGGAAGACGGGAACACCCTTGCGGGCCGCGCTACCCGGGGAGCGGCCACCGGCTTGGGAAGCTGGCGCCACAAGCAGCGCCTTATTGCCACCGTGCAACGGCCTGAATTCCAACGCGCCCCATTTGGCTTGCGCGGCATCCACGTTGGACCACTTCGCAGGTAGCGGCGGTGACAGTTGGCGCCCGCGCCTACCCTGGGGCCGTAGTTGGAAGCCCAGGGCCGTGGCGGCGGGCAGCGGGATCACCAACCACCGCGCGTTTCGTGCCGTGATGGTGACAGAGGTATTGAAGGCATCGTGCAGCAGCGTCGCTTTGGAATAGATCAACGCGGCGGGGTTCAGGCTTGTATGGACGCCATAGAGGTATACCTGCCATGCCGCCGCCAACCCATCGCCCAGGCCCGCCGCGTCCACCTGCCGCCGCAACTCGTCATGCAGGCTGGTGGCGGCGCTGCGAACGGCCGTTCGCACACCCGCGCCCATGTCCTTCACCAGGTCATCCATGGCCTGTTCGAAGGTCTTGTCCACCCATTGGATACCCATGCGGCCCTCCATTTTTGCAACAAAAAGGGCCGCCCGAACGGCAGCCCTGTTGACTCTTTGCACGCACAAATTGCTAAGTTGCATCGACTGCTGCGATAGGGGAGCGATATGCGGACGTTCGAACATCCATCCGGAAATGGCTATACCGAGACGGTCGATAAGAAAGACGCTGTCCTAATACTTCTCTTTGGAGCGATGTATCTTTGTTACAAAAGAGCTTGGGGAGCCGGCCTTTTGGCCGCTGCGACAACAGCCGGAGTAGCTCTCCTATCGCTCTATATTATAGGCGCGACAGATAAAATCGGCGGAGGCGCTGCCACGTTCGTTTTTTGGTGGGCAATAACGCCCTACTGCTTTGGCGACGAAATCCCGAAGGCCTATCTGAAGCGCGGATGGAAGGAACAGAAGCCTAGCGAAATCCCACAAACCTGAGAAGCTTCACTTCTGCAACAAAATGGGTCGCCGCAAGGTCAACTCTATTGGCTATGAATGCGATCCCAGGCTTGAGGACTACATCCTGAAGGGTACATTGTGGTGAGCCGTATAATCTCAAAGATGCTGATTGGCGTCACAAACAGTCTGGCGCTTATACTCGTTGCCATTGCGACAGTGGGAATTGCCGCCTACGCCGCACTGGTCATGATTAATCCACATGCCGGACCGAGCCAAATGGTTTCATCGACTATCATTCAGGGAGGCAGCGTGACATTTACACTTGTAGTCGTCCTGCTACTGGTGGGATTTATCTATTTTATCCCCAGCATAATCGCTTTCCATTCACGGGCCGGAAACAGATCGGCTGTGTTGTTCCTCAACTTGTTCCTTGGATGGACCCTGCTGGGATGGATCATTTCTCTATTCTGGGCCTTGGCGGGGGCGTCCCAAGCAACCGCTATCCGCGCGAATTACAAAAAATGTCCTCGGTGTGCTGAGGCCATTCTAAATGAAGCTAGGATTTGCCGCTTTTGCCAGCATCAGTTTAACCAATAGCAAAAACGTGAGGATATCACCAAGTCAAACCAAGGCGACGTTCAGGAACCGGATGGGTGCCGGCCGGAGCGTGGCGACGAAGCCCAGGGCGCGCATTTGGCGGCTGAACGCCATGCGGCTGGCGGCAATCTCACGCTGCTGGCGGCACCAACGCTCATAGGCCTGATAGACGGCGGCGAAGGGCACGGACTGGCCTTCCGCTGTCGTCAGCATTTCTGCCGCGAAATGGGCGGTATGGCTGTCCTCAACCTCGACGGCGGAGGGCGTCACGGTCGCGCCGGGGAGTTGGGGAAGCGGCGACCGTTCCCACATCGCCAGGGCGGCGTTCCGGCCCTTTAGCCGCCCCGCGAGGCGGATCATGTCCATCCAGGCACGCATGGCCTGGTAGGGCAGGCCGGACAGTTCATCCGTCAGTTCCAGGATTTCGTCACCCCCTGAAGCATCCGACAGAGGCTGAGTTGTTGGAACCGACGTGGGAACCGGCGGTTGGAAGTGCTGCCACAGCACGTCATAGCATTCGCGCTTGTAGGCAATGACCTTGTCGCGGATTTCTGGACGAACTCGGTTTTCATCAATGCCAAAAAGCCAACCATTCATCAGGCGAAGGGGGAGGCAAATTGCCTCTTGTAGGCCGCCGGCGGAAGGTAGGGTCATGATGACCCTACCTTCCGACAGCACCGCATCGCGACGGAGCCGAAGTTGCTGGGACTTCCAATCCAAACCCAACGCAACGCATACCGGCTTGACCGCCACCAGCACATCGCCACTGTCTGTGCGGGTGGCCAAGAGTGTGTCATCCCGGAACGGGACAGCCGTCAGCATCGTGGTCATCTCAGTCCTCCGTTTCCGAAGACGAGCCGAGGATATCGTCCCAGGTATCATCAGGAACGTCCCGGTTCAGCATACCGAGCAGATGGCGCAATTCTTCGTCGGGCAGAATGCGCAGGCCGAGATCGCCCCACAGGCTAGTGGCGCCAGCTTCGCCGAAAACGGCGTGGGCAGTGTGAACCGCTGCGACGTTTAGAAGGTCACGGCCTTGCACGGACCAAACCTCACCGCCATGCAGCGGGATATGAAGGCTTACGCCGTCGAAGGGGATGGGACTTGCTGCGTTCATCATCAGGTCTCCTTGGGGGCCGGAGCTGCAAGCCCGGCGCGTTCGGGTGGTCACTCTCGCGACCCACCGGCCCCCAAGAAGCGGGGAAATCCGTGGGCGCGCTCATTCGGCTTGCAGGCCGAAACTCGGGGATGGCGCGGCGGGTCAGGCCGCGCGGGGGATGTCGCCAAACAGGCGCTCGACGTCCGCCAGCAACAGCAGGTTCAGCTGATCTTCTATGCCGTCGGTCAGGAATTGCAGGCCGGGGCGCAAGGCGTCGTGCCGGCCCTGGCCGAACTGGGTGTGCAGCAGCAGGTAGGCCTTGACGCCCCAGCCCATGGCCGTGCGGGGCGGCATGCGGAAGATGGTCAGCAGCACGCTGTCCGCTTCCGCGAAGCGGCGGTCGTATTCGGCTTCCTCCGCGTCGTTGCGGGGCGCATGCTCCATCGCCAGCTGCAAGGCCTGCCAGCGGGCCAGCAAGGCCCACATGTCAGCATCCGATGCTTCCGCCGTTGGGCCGGCGGCGACCGGGGCGGATGCCGACACCACCGCCAGCGAGGCGGCACCAGCGGAGAGAATGGAGCGGCGAGATAAGGCTGTCATGGCGCACCTCTGTCTAAAAACGACAGAAACGACGATATGCGACACATTTAGTTTGATCAATCGAAAAACGACAGTTTTGACCATAAACGGCTAAACGTGTAATGTCGCGCCCATGACACCTGCCCAATGCCGCGCGGCCCGCGCACTACTGAACTGGAACCAAGATACGTTGGCCCAACGGGCCAAGGTTGGAACCGTGACCGTTCGACAATTCGAGGGCGAGAAAGCATCCCCAAGGAATGCGACGCTCACAGTGCTGCAATCGGCCCTAGAGGCCGCCGGTGTCATCTTCATCCAGGAAAATGGCGAAGGACCGGGCGTGCGGTTGCGGAAGCATCCGGCATTGGACCCGTTCGCGGGCGAGGGCGCCACAGGCCTTGAGATGGCGAAGCGGTTCGCGAAAGAGACTGCTGAGATGAAGGACGGCGACTTGGTCGCCAGCAACCCGCCCTACGGCGAGAAAACCGTGATGGGGCGGACGATCTGGGGTCGGCCGAAAAAGCCGAAGGATTGAACCACGCATGAAAATGCCCGGCAGCCTTTCGGCCCCGGGCGCACTCATCAAATCTTGCCTGAAACATACCTCAAGGTGCCCCCGAGGGTCAAGAGGGTGTCCCCGTTAACATACCGCACCGCTAAATGTGGTAGCGCCTCATTCCCCCGCCGCCTTCACATCCAAGTCCGGCACCTCGACCTGATAGGCTCGGCCAGGGGCAAGCGTTCCATCCATGATCCCTACCGCCTCTTGCAGCGAGGCGATCAGTTCATCCGTCACGTCGGTTTTCGGTGTTTTCTTCGCCATGGTCCGCATGCCGTAATGGGTGCCCACAAATGCGATGCGCCCGGCGGCCTTTCGGCCCCGGGCGCATCCTTCAAGCGGTTTCCGCAGCCGCCCCGCTGCGTCCGGCCTTGGGCTTGGCCGGCCTATCGGGGGTAGGGAAGAGATACCGGGTGATACTGACCAGGAAGGTGGCCACCTGGGTCACCGTGCCGGCTATCAGCGTTATAATGACCTTATTGTCGATAAGCCTGTCCGCCGCCTGGATCTTGCCGGCGTCCAGCAGTTCGCGGTCAACCGCCGCCAAGCTTTTGATCAGATCGATCACCGCCCAATTCGCCAAGGTGAAAAGGCCCAGCATCACCAGCGTCGCGACGACGCGCAACGACAGCTCGACGCCTTCGGTGGTGATCTTAGGGAAAAGCCCCCGGTCCTGACCCAATCGGATCGCTATCGACGGGGGCGCGACGCCAAGGGTGGTGACTGGCGTAGACGGGGGGGAGAGATCGGAGAGGTCCATGCCGTCAGTCGGCGGACATTTTCACCCGTTCGCCGCGCGTCCCGTTGGCGTCGGCGATCAGGACGATATCGCTCTCCCCCTTGTGGTTGACGGCGATCAGGGCCAATTCCAACGCGCGCTGAATGACCTCTTCATCACTGCGGACATTGAAGGCGGCCTTCAGCTTGTTCATGTTCTTTTCCCCACTCTTGGGGAAAGATATCTTCGGCGCCAAGAAGCTCATCATATACCTCTTATCCGCACGCGTTCCTGAGCCGCGACGCTCAATGGGGGGTGCGGCCCACACTCATGAATATGAGCATACCTCATATCATGTCTAGTGGTATCAACCCGATGATATACGGCATCACCGTATGTTTTCGCGAACGGCGTTCGCCATACCCTCCCATGTTATCGCTCAATCCTCCATCCGGCGCCACCGGCGGAGCCGCGTGCCGGCGTTCACGATATATCCCGCTTGGCTATCACCTGAAGTGGTGGGAAGCTCCCCACACTAACCAGGGAGAGTGCAGTGGCTTTCGACCCGAGCAACGACGACTATGTTCAAGTGCGTGTTCGCTTTCCGGATGGGCACCGCCCGCACCTTTGGTCCGGGACCGAGGCGGAATGCAAGGAGCTGGCGGCCGCGATCAAGACGGTCCAGAGGCATCGCTTACGGCTCAGCATACCGGAGGAGGACAGGACCACGGTGTTCGGTGAACCCATCCATCCCGGGTTCTACAGCGGGGAAGAATGGGATGTCGAATTGAGCTATCCCCCCAACCATCCGAACAACCCAGAATAATTTAAGCATTGGAGGAAAAAGCAGTGTCCAACGATGCTGAGGCGCCACGTTTCCATGCAGAATACATTGGGCTCATTGCTCAGAACCAAGTCCATCATTTCGCAATAAAGCACTTGATCGCAAAGACACTTGAGCATGAGCCGTCATCTGAGAAAATTCGGTTTCTACGAGATCTCGCTCAGGAAATTACCGAGGCTGCGGATTTCGCATATCGAACCCGAGCGAACCTTGCAGATCCGCTTGATGCGAATGCGCTAATGCTGAAAGAAATGCGGAGCAGAGGGGGCACGCTGATTTCGGTGGTGGCGGAGAGCCTGGGAATTCGCCTGGAGGAATGACACGGGAACCTACCGGAAGAACCAGAAGTACCGGCCCTCGTTCATTCTTGATCACAAGATCCATATCTTATTCCTCTTTCTGCATCGACCACCAGGCCCTATCCATCGCGTCCAGGGCGTCCAGCATGATGGCGGCTTGATCCATCACCCCGCCGGCCTGGGGCAGGTGGGTGGATGCTGGGATGATGCCCGCCGCCATGCCGCCGATGCGCCCCGGCCGGGGGCGGCAGGCCTGCCAGATGGACAGCATGTCCCAATCGGCGGGGGTCAGGGTCAGCTTGGGGTTGGTGGGGTGGAATTCGCCGTCCACTTCCCACCCCGGGCCGCCGTCCGGCGGATATTCCCCACAGTCGAAGGCGGCGGGGTCCATCCACACGGCGACGGCCAGTCTCAGTTTTTTTCCAGCGCCTTGTCTAGGAACAGCAGGTCACGGGCCTTGGCGCCGATGGTGGCGACGGTTTCGCTCCCCAGGGCGCGCAAGGTGGCGTCGCTGACCAGGCCTTTCCCGTCGCGGGCGAAGGGCACGTCGTCGCGGTTTTCCACCCCCACCAGGAACATCTGACAGGCCAGGGTGGGGGCGGTTTCGTCGCTGAACTGCTTTTGCGCGGACAGCTTCAGGAAGCGGGGGCTGTGTTCCTTGGCCACCTCTTGCAGGTCGGCATAGCTGGCCAGGTCTTCCATCCAATGCTTGACGCCTTCCGCGTCATCGCCATTGGGGATCAGGGTGATGTCGGTGACGCGAGCGATCAGCTCATGCCAGGCGGGCCGGTCCTCCGCCACGATCTTGGTATCCACCACCTCCCGCAGGGCCGCCACCAGCTGTTGCGGCGCCGGGGACATGGCGTTGTGCTCCGCCAGCAACCGCCGCCACTTGGCGCGGTCGGGGAAGCCGCCCACGCGGATCAGATAGACGGGGGCGGTGTCCACCTTGGCCTCCAGCGCCTCGATCCTGTCGGCCAGGGCGCGGGCCTGGCCCGACACCGCGTCCGCATCTGGGGGCGGGGCGTCCGGACCATCGGCGGGCGCGGGGTCCGCGTCCTGTTTGTCCAGGGCGGCGGCCTGGGCACGGAGGGCGTCCAGTTCCTCGCGGGCGGGGCAGAAGCGGAACGGTTGATCGGTGGTGACGGGCAAGGGGCTGTCGACCCGGGCGCGCATGGCCATGGCGGGGTGTCCTTTGATCGGGATATCGGGATGGGGGATCGGGATGGGAAAGGGGCGGGCGGCGCTCCCGATCAAACGCCGCCCGCCGTCAGGGCCGCCAGCAGCGGACGCGGATGCAAAGACTGCCTGCCCAAGTTGGGCAGGCAGTCTTTCCGGCGGCCCTGAGCCGGGGTCAGTAGAAACAGAGGCCCATGCCACCATCGGCGATGGCCGTTTTGAACTGGTTTTGGGCCATCAGCTTGCCGCTGTCGTTGCTGGGCTGATCACTCAGGATTTGGTTGGCGCCCATGGTGCAGGCCCAGCGGTTGCCCGCCACCGTGCCGCCGCGGGCGTGCAGGCTGCGCTTGGTGCCTGCCCGGAAATCGGTCATCAGGTCGCGGGTGGCGATCAGCGCCTCGTTGACGTTCAGCTGGCCGGTGGTGCGGCGTTCAGTGATGATGGGGATGCCGTAGCCGTCCTGCGCGTTGGGATCGTCGGGGAAGACCACGGTGTTGCCCACGTCCAGCGTCATCTGTTTGCCGGAGATGAGGTTGGACCCCAGGGTGAAGGCGCCACCCACGCCGCCACGCCACGACACCGGACGGGTGGTCTGATAGTTCAGGTTGGCGGCGGCCGGGGCGGACGCCGTCGTCTTGCTGACGAACAGGCCGGAGAAGGTGAAGGACATCTTCACCGCCTGGCCGCTGCTGAAATCGAATTTCACGGTGCCGCAGCAGCCGACGAATTTCCACAGCAGCTGGTCCATGTAGACGTATTGCGTCAGGTAGGTCTGCGCGCCGCTGGACGGCAGGTAGAGGACGTTGACCGGCACCTGGACCAGGGCGGACGTTGTCAGGGCCGCGCCCAAGGTGTCCGTCAGGGTCGCGACACGGCCCACGGTGTAGTCGCTGATGAAGGACAGGGCGCTGGACGGGGCGCCGCTGATCATCAGGGGCATGTAGCGGTACAGCTGCGCCGTCGCGGCGAAGGGCGCCGCGAGCGTGGCCGTGGTGGTGGTGCCGGCGCTGATGGCGGTGGGGGCGCCCACGGCGGCGGCGGTGACGATTTCACTGAACTGACAGGCCTTGAGCAACTTGCCGAACTCAGGCGCGGTGCCGGGAGTGCCGCTGCCCTTCAGATAGACGTCAAAGCTGATCTGGCCGTTCAGGCCGCCCACGATATCGTCCAGGCTGTCCAGCCCGCCGGTGACCTCATGGGTTTGGATGTTGTTGGCGTTGAAGCTGATGGACAGGTTTTCCACCAGCACCTCATCCGTGCCGGCCACGGGGGCGGCATCGGTGCCGGCGGTGGTTTCCACCTTCGCCAGGACGACGGAATTGCGGGCACGCATAACAAGGGCCATGGGGGGTTACTCCTTCGTGCTGCCGCCGGCCGTGTCATCGGCGGGCGGGGCCGCCGGGGCATCCGGGGGCGGGGTGGTGTCGCGAACGGCGTTCGGGGCGGTGGGGATGGCGGGGCCAGGGTCGGGGGCAACCGGCGGGGTGGCGGAATAGCCGTCGCCGTCCAGGTAATAGGTCGCGGCGTCCCGGCCCGCCGGAAGGGCGGGGGACTGGTCTGGGGCTGTCATAGGGGATGCTCCGGTGGGGCGCCGGGTCAGGGGGCGAGGGCGTATTGGTCACCCGGCCGGGTCCAATACTCCACTTGGACGGTCACGAAGACCTGTGCCACGCGGGCGGCACCGGTGATGGGCGGGTCCTGGTCCACCTCCACCTCCACCGTGTCGACGGCCAGGTCACCCAGGGTGGGGTCACGCTCGAATTCCTGCTGTATAGCGGGGCCCAGGTCCGCCAGTGCGGCGTCCACATCGGCATCAGCCGATTTTCCCTTGCGGCGGACCGTCGCCAGGACGGACAGCACCAGGTGATTGCGCTGGACGGCGGCGGACACCTGTTCGGAGGGCGGGCCCTTCAACACCACCAGGTTCAGGGCGGCGGCATCATCAGGCGCGCCGGTCGCGCCGTCACTCAGATCGCTTTCCAGGATGGTGTCGGCACGGGCGCGATAAATCTTGATGGTGTCCGCCATGTTTTCGGGCAGCACCCTGGGCAGCAGATGCCCCAGCACGTAGCGGATAAGCTGTTCCCGGACGGTGAGGCGGGGCGACGGATCGGTCATAGCGGCGACAGTTCCAAGTACCATTCCCGCCGCCGTTTGGTGGGGCGGGTCGGCTTTTCGACCAGATAGGATGCGCCGTCGACCACCAGGACATCGCCCTTGGCGGCAGCGGCCAGCTCGGCAACGCGGATGCGGGCGACGGTGGCCCTGGCGGTGACGCCGCCGCCGTTGGGGAACGAGTAATCCTTGTCCGGCTGAGCCCACAGCACCCGCACGGCCTGGGGCGCACCGCCATCGGGGGTGTAGACGCCGCCATAACCCAGGTTCGGGTCCGCGTACAGGCTGCCCAGGGCAATGTCGAAGACGTCGGGCATGGGCGATCACCGGATGGTAAGCAAAGGGCAGATAGCCGAAGGCCCCGGCCGCTGGGGAGCGGTTCGGGGCCTTCGGTGGGGGCAGTAAGGCAGGGGGCGGGGTCAGCTCTTGGTCAGACGGCGCATGTGCAGCGGGCGCAGGCAGAGTTGCAGGGGATTGGCCTGGACTTCAAAGGTCCTGCGGCTGGACGTCTGATTTTCCGGACGCTGAAGCATGTAGACGGGCAAGCCTTCGGTATTCACGAAATCCCAAGTGTCGGCCGGGGCGTTGTACTCATTGAACAGGCCAGGAACCCCAGCATAGAAGAAGCGCGCTTCGTCGGTCGGAATTGCCACCTTGCCGTCATCGCTACCGCGATAGTTCACCCAGACAATGCCGCCGTACTTGAAACTGTCGAAGGCTTCGTTCCTGCTAATCAATTCCGGGGCCTGTAGATTGCCCGTGGCCGCCACCTGCGCCGCCTTTGCGGTTTCCTTGTTGCTCCAGGCGTCGTCATAGAAGCCGTCGCCGCATAGCGCGATAGGCATGGCCGCCGTCAGAGGGAAGCCGTTCAGTGCTTTCGTGGCCAGGCGGCGCAGGGCGGTGCACGCCTTGCCGAAGGCGCGATCTTCGCCAGTATAGGAACTGAAAGCGAAGTTGACTGCCGCAGGACGCGCCACGCCGTAATGGACGAAGTAGTCCCACAACACCTTGGTGCCGTTCGCGTCATAAACGATACCGTCGATGGCACCCAGGCGATGATATTCCTTGGTGTACTCCAACGCCGCGCGCAGCCCCACGGGGCCTTCGACGCGCTTGTACACAAGGCGCTCCGCCGTCTGAAGCTGTCCGGCGGTGCCCAGGACGCGCACGCCCGCCACCTCATCCGCTTTGATCACCGCCTCACGGGCCAGACGTACCGTGCTTAGCACACGAAGGGTGCCCTTCGTGTTCTGCGACTGTTCGGCCGGGCCGCCACGTTCCGTGGCACTGATCAGCGTCAGGGCGCCATCCTCATCATCGAAGGCGACCTGGGTTGAGTAGACCCCTTCGGCGTTGAACATACCCAGGGAGCCCAGGAAGGAAGGCTGAAAGGGCACGTTGGTGTTGACGTAGTTGGTCATGGTCACGTTGGAAAACGCGTCACCGTTGAAGATGTCCATGGTCAAATCGGGCATGGGAAGCTCCCTCAGGGGTTGGCGCCAAGCCCCGGCGAGGGGCATGAATGCGCGTAGGTTTAGCGAACGGCGATGAGATGGGGCGCGGCGATCAGGTCAACCGCCGCCGCCGCCTTGCCATTGGTGGTGGTGCCGGGCAGGAAGCTGAGCTGTGCGCCGTTCACTTCCGCCAGTCGCGCGATAACCGTCGCCTGTTTGTCGCCGCCTGAGGCATCGACCCGGGCATAGTTGATGGCCCCGGCGGTATCGGTCCCGTGCGTGCCGCTTTCGGCGTAATGCACCCATTTCGAGATATCGGTGGCCCACGCCAGTACGGAGCCGGACTGGTAGGTGATGGATGTTTGCGCCAACGTCACGACGTCGCGCGACAGGCGGCCATTGGCTTCGGACACCAGGAATTCCCCGGGGTGCATGCCTTCGGTGAACACGGTGGGCATAAGGGCGTACTCCGTTTCTAGGGTGGCAAGCGGTTATTTCAGGCGATTGGCGCGGGCATAAATGGCCGCAACGTCGATGGCGGCGCCCACTTTCTTGACTGGATCCGGCGCGGCGGAGCGGATGGCGGGGGCCTGGCCCGTCAGCATCGCGTCCAGGATGGACTTGCGCGCTTCCGCCAGGGTGGCACCGGCCCCGATCAGGGCCTCCGCGGCGTCCGCCCTGATGTTGGGCGAGGCCTTGGCGGCGTCCGCCACCAGGGCCCGGATGCTGGACGCGGTGTCCAGCTTGGCCTTGACCGTGGTCAAGGGCGTGCCGGCGCTGATGAAGCCCGCCGCCAACTGGGGTGCACCGGCCTGGACGCAAGCGGCGACAATTTCGGCGGCCTCGGTACGGGCCGCCGTCACCTTTTCGGCGGCACCCTCATCCCCGTCCTCACCTTCGCCATCGGCGCCTTCGGTTTCGTCCCCGTCCGCGCCACCGGGCGTGGCCTCATCCTCAGCCGGATTGTCCTCCGGGGGCTCGACAGCAGTTTCCGTCTTGATGGGGCGGACGCCCTTGCCAGGCGCGCGGGTCTTCGGCAGGCCCATGATGATCTCCTTGTCTCTGGGGCGAACGGCGTTCGCGGGGGCTTGGCCGCCAGCGGACGGCACGGTGGTTCGGTTGGTGGCGCGGGCGCGAACCTCTTGGCGCAAGGCATCCATGGCATCCGCGAACACAAGGACGTCGTCCGCCAGACCGCTGGAAACGGCGTCGTGGTCGAGAAGCACGCCGGCCTTGGTGTCCAGCACCGCTTCCAACGACAGTCCGCGATGGGTGGCCACGCTTTGCGCGAATTGATCGCGGACGGAGGTGATGCGCGCCATGATCCGGACGCGCGCATCATCGGCAAGGGGCGCGTGATCCCACCCATCCACCTTGTAATCTCCGGCGAACAAAGCGGTATAGGCCAGGCCGCGCGCCGCATCCGCAGCGCTTTGGTCGATATGGACGGTCATCGCCCCGATGCTGCCCACCAGGGCCATGCGGGGCAGAAACACCCGGGAACCCGACGCGATCAAGCCGTAGGCGGCCGATCCGGCGACGGAATTCGCATACCCAAACACGGGCTTTATACCGTCCAGGGCGCGGAACGCGTCTGCGGTGTCCAGCATGCCATTGGCGACACCGCCGCCGCTGTTCACGTCCAGCATGACGCCGCCGACACGGGGATCTTGCGCCAGTGCGTCCGCCGTGGCGTTCAGGCTCTCATAGCTGGTCAGGCCGCAAGCCGCGTCCAGGAAGCCGAAACGGGAAACGAGGGTACCGGCGATGGAGACGATGGCCATGCCATCCTCCGTCAGGGCATATTCGCCCAGCCCGTCACCCACCTCAACCGTCTCGACCGCCCCCGCCAGGGTCAATGACGCTTCCCGGGCGCTTCTGGCCTGCGCCGCAAGGGTGGCGCCATCTTCCGCCGGGGCGCTGTCGGTGCGAACGGACATACCCAGGCGGGGCGCCAGCACCAGCAGCGCGGCGCGGGCGCGACCAGGCTCCATGCACAGGGTCAGGCCGGAGATGTATTCCGCAAGGCGGAAGCTCAAGGCACTCATGGCTTGTCCTCGGGTTCGGGATCATCCACCTCGGGGGCGGCCTCGGGCTGCATCTGGCCCCGGTTGTCGACCTGGCGGGCATTGGCGTCATAAACCAGCCCCATGCCCGCCGCGCGGGTCTGATCCCGGGCGTTTTCCGCGTCGATTTCGGCAGCGCTGCTGCGCCGGGCGGCGGCGGCGCGGGTGCGGCTGTTGATGCCACCCCGGATTTCCGCCAGGGTCGCCTGAACGTCCTGCAAGGGGTTGATGTAGGGCCATTCCTCGGGCAGCCAGGGCACGGCGGAACCGACGTAGTCGGCCGGAATGACGCCCACCAGCTTGGCCACCAGCACCCACCGGTTCCACACCGGGCGGCATAGCTGAAACACCATCAAGTGGTGCTGCAGCTGGCGGATGCGGCGTTTGAATTCATTGATCGCGGCGCGGTACAGACGGTCATTGCCGCTGGCATAGTCGCCGCGCAGCTGCTCATAGAGGATGCCCATGGCGGCGGCGATGGACTGCCACTGCTGTTTCAGGAATTCGGCATACTGGTTGCCGACGTCCGCCGGTTCGGCGAACTCGATTTCCTCACCGGGGTCCAGGAACTGGAGGGAGCCGGGCTCCATTTCCACATTCCCGACATTGTCGTCAGAGACGGCGGCCGCGGCGCCGAACATCTTGACCAGGTCGTCACTGTCCACCCCATCCTTGGGAAAGGGTCGCTTGACGAAGCCGACGAACAGGGCGGCCACCTTTTTCCGCACCACTTCGGCATCGTTGTATTCGGCGATGTCCTTCAACAGCCCCAGGATCGATGCCAGCCAGGTGATACCCCGGATCTGCCCCGGCCGGTCGGGGCGGAACAGATGGATGATTTCCGAGGCGGGGACACGGGTGGGGGTAAAGTTGTAGGTACCGGGGCTCAAATCCTCGGGATGGGTCGGCCATAGCCAGTAGGCCACCCGCTGGCCCTGGCCATTGAACTCCACGCCCTGGCGAATGTAGGCGCCGCCCCCCAGATCCTCATTCCTTTCGGTGGTCAGATACTCCGCTTCCAACACCTGGAGGCGGAGCGGCACGGTTCCGGGTATGGCGTTGTCGACCAGACGGAAGCGAACCAACACCTCACCCGCCTCGACCACGGCGGCAAATGCCTGATCCTGGATGCCGTAGAAATCCAGGGTGCCATCCAGCGCGCAGTCATCGGTCCATGCATTGAACGCCACCTTGACCGCTTCGTCCGCGATTTCCGGGACGATGCCGGTGCCGACGACGTTTGAGGTGAGGCGGTCGCGGATGGTCCGGGCGGTGGGGTTTTGCCGCATCAGCTCCCGCGTCTGACGACGCAGGGTGCCGGCGGAATAATCCAAGGCCGCGTTCGGCCCGATACCGGGGGCGCGCCAAGCGCGCGACCGGGGGCCGCGCCCCGCTGTCTGGTAGGGGGCGGAGGCGGAGCCGCCCATGGGCGTGTTCGCCATGGCTTGGGGATAGGTGGCGTCGACATACATGTCGGTCCCCTTCACCCGGGCGCGCAGGCGCATGGGAGGCGCCATCACCAGCCGCTCCGCGCACGGATCCGTACCGTGCGGGCCGCCGGGGCAGGGGCCGCCTCGGCTTCCATCTCCTTCTGCAACCGCCGCAGTTCATCGTCCGACCGATAGAGGATGTCCTCATCACCTTGCCGGACCCGGGCGACGCCACCCTTGCGCAGGCGCCGGATGGCGTCCGCGTCGTCTTTCGTGAATGCCATGTCAGGCCCCCCGGTTCATGAAGGAGGAAGAACGACTTGTGCGCCGCCTGGTCGGTTGAGAGACGGCGGCGGGTGGGGCGGACGATGATGGGGGAGGTTGGTCGGCTCCTGGCGGCGGCACGGATGGTGATGCGGCCACCTTGATGCGGACCGGCAGGCTCAGCAGGTCCCCCTGCACCTCGCGGGGACGGCGGGCCGCCGCCAGGGCGTCCCATTTGTCCTCATTCATGCTCATTTCATCGACCAAATGGGCAGCCAGGGCGCGGGCACCCACGAAGCAGTCCAAGCGATCGTTGGTGCGGTGCTTCTTCCACTCCCGATCCCCGTTTTCGTGGGTGATCAGGCTTTCGGCCGTCAACTCCTGGAAAAACGACAGGTCGCAGTAGGTGCCGAAATGGGGCAAGCCCTTCCAGGGCTGGCCCTGGGGGTCCAGGGGGCTCTTGGCGGCCCGCAAACGGCGGTTCAGGGCGCCGTAAAGCTCCAATTTCTGCCCCCAAGTGCCCACGGGCCACAGCAGGGTGCTGCCCATGGTCTTGCCTTGGAAGGTGATCTTGACCTTTTTAGGCTTGCCAAGGGGCGGCATGACGCTGTTCTTCTCTCCGCCCCGGCCATCGGTGGCGAACATCTTGTCGAAGCCGGCCCGCTTTTGATCCCGCACGAAGCGATAGACCCGATGCGAGATGTAGCCGGTGTCCACGCCCGCCGCGTCCAAGGGCCAATGCTGACCGAAGCTGTCCATGAGGGGGCGGCGAACGACGTTCGCCAGCTCCGCCCATACCGCATCCTGGGTAGGGTCGCCCTCAATGGTGCCGCCGTCGACGTGCCAGCACTCGAAGTCCCGCCCCCAGCCGTAGGCATCCCATTTCAGCCCATACCCTTGGACGTCACAGAACAGCGTGGAGAACAGGGCGCCCGGGGGCAGGGTGCGCAAGGGGTAGTCTTCGACCAGGGCCGCCAGCTTTTCAGCGTCCGGCGCGTCCCCCTTTTCTTCCCAGGCCACGCCCAGCACCTGCTGCGAATAGGCCTTCTTTTCCCTGTCGTCGCCCTTCTCGGCTTTCAGGCGGCGACCCCAGACGGAGTCCCAACTGACGTTCAGGGCGTAGGCCTGCCAGATATGGAACGACGGCTGGCGTCCGCAGGATGAGCGTCCGCGATAGGCGGACAACTGCGCGGGCAGCACCACGATGCCCGGGGCGCCAATATCCTCACCATTGTCGTTCGCAGGATCATCCCCCGTGGGGCTGGACGGGTAGGTTTTCAGCCATACCCCGCGGCGCAAAATGCTGTCCTTGTCGGTCGCCTCGATAACGCAGCCATTCCCCGACGCGCAGATGAAGTAGGCGCCGTAAGGGGCAGTGGACCGGCGCGCCCGCATGTTCTCCATTTCCAACCGCTGCAACGCGCCGCAGTGCGGGCACTCGACGTAGCGGCGGCGCTGGTCCCCAGCCTCGTATTTGGCGGTGACGCGGCACCGCCCCTTGATGCCGGGCGTGGCCACCCAATAGCACTTGGCCCCGATGGTGTCCTGATACGTGACGGTGCGGGCCAGAGCCTGGTCCAGCGGGTCGCCACGGCCGCCGACGTCCACCGGCCATTCGGAGATTTCCTCCCCGATGACGATGCGATAGCTGACCATTTGCAGCGCTTTCGAACTGCTGGCCGTCGCGATGACGGCATAACCGCCCTTGAAGCGCTTCGTGGTTTGGGTGGAGCTGTCCGCGTCCCGGCTCTTGTTCGCCCTGACCTTCTCCCGCAGGACGGCCGTCGCGTCGATGGTGGTCTGAAGCTTGATCTGAACGTATTTCTGTTGTTCAGACAGGCTGGGCAGGAGGATCAGGATGGGGCTGGGGTCCTCATCGATGATCTGGCCGACAAGGTTTAGGCCCGCCTCCGTCTTGGCGATCTGCGCGCTGCCGGTGAAGGTCACTTCCGTGCTGGGGTCCGCCATGGACAGGCATTCCATGACCTCCACCAAATGGGGTGCCCGGTCGTTGGTCCATTTCACGTCCTTGCCCCGGGCGTACACGCTGCCGCTTTCGGCACCCACCATGCGCACTTCCTGCGCCCACTGCGGCACCGGGCGCAGTTTCGGGGGCTGGGCCCCCTCAATGACACCGGCGAGGAAGACGGCCTTGCCGCTCGCCATGTGTGGGAAGCGTTCAGCGAGCGCCAAGCTCATCGAGCGCCTTCCGGACTATCTTGACGAATTCATCTTCCGCCTTGTGATCCGCTTCCGTCAGGATCCGCGTCGCGGTCACCACGTCCGGAACGCCCACCAGGGCGGAGGCAAGCTCCGGTATCCGGGACAGGTGCGCCTGCCGCAGGTATTGCCCCACCTCGAAGCCGGCATCGTGGACGTCTTCCACCGCGACCAAACTGCGCTCGCGTTCCATCAGGTCCAGTTCGGCCTGCGATGCCTGCGCTTCGGCCTTGCGCAACTGCGCCTTGCCCATCGCGCCGCCCCGCGTGACGGGGGCGTCCGCCTCCAAATCATCCCCACGGGCGGGGATACCGCGGGCGAGCTGGGCGGCGCGCTGCTTTTGCGGGTCCATCTCGTTTAGGCGGACGGCGATCACCTCATCCAGGTCAAGCAGGGGGCGGGCGTCGGTCCCGTAGTTGTTGTACTTCCGCGCGGACAGCTGGCGGCTGAGGGTGGAGTAGGAAACGGGGTGGCCTTCCTCCTTCAGCACCCGGGCGGCCTCGCGGACACCCATGAGGCGGCGTCCCGCGCTCAACAAGTCGCCTGTCATGGCTCAGGGGCGCCTGTTGCAGCCCGTTGCAGGCGTTGCGCCCGTTGCACCACCCTGAAACACCCCAGCTAGAAAACAAAAACGCACAAGTTGCCCGTATTCCGCCTGAAAACCCAGGGACCCCCAGGGGGTGGCGGGGTGGGGGGCGGGCACGGGGGTGGTGCGGGCATGCGGGGGCACTCCGGCGCGGGCGCTGGGGTGGGGCATGGGGACACCTATGGGCTGGGGCCAGAAACGACGACGCCCGGACGGCCTTTCGGCCCCCGGGCGCTCTTGTCGAACTGTGCCTGAAACCTACCTCAAGGCGTCCCCAACCGTCAAGAGGTTGTCCCCGACGCCATCGCGGACCCTAGATCGTGTGCGGCGCGGGGGCCGGCGGGGCCGGGTAGAGCTTAAGGGCCCGCGCTACCGCCGCCCCCACCGTGCCGCGACGAACCCCCAACGCGGCGTTGATGGTGGAACAGCTCACGCCCTGGCAGATGACCAAGAGGCAGGCGGACGCCACGGTGATGTCCACCCCATCCGGCCGGGTGCCCAACAGCGCCGTAACCGCCGGGTCCATCAGCCACCGGTCCAGCGTGGCCGCCGCCGGGTGCAAGCCGCTGATGGGCGCGACCGGCACATGCCCGCCCCCCTTGCCGCCGTCGACCTTGATGACCGAGGGATCGATGGCACCATGCCCGGCCCACCCGTGGGCGGTGTGAGACGCGACGATGGCGCGGATTTCGTCGGCGCTGCGGATTTCCGCCGCCCCCAGGCTGCCCTTGGCCAGCATGTGCTGTAGGGGGTCCTGGTGCCCCGGCCCGGCCACGCGCTCCTCTTTCAGCCGCGCCGCCTGGTCAACCCGGGCGGCACGGGCGCGGATGGCATGGGACCGGCGCATCAGCTCCCCGTCCAGCAGGCCCTGTAGCCGGCCGATCACGGGATCGATCCAGGGCGCATCGCACGGCGACCGCTCCGCCTGTTCGCGCAGCAGCGCCTGAACCGCCAGCACGTTCTGCCGCGCGCCTTCCCCGGGCAGGCCGTCCATCATCAGGGCCGTCTTGACCAGCGACATCAGCTGGCCACCCCGGCACAGCGCCAGGGCCAAGGCGCGGGCTTGCGTCAACGCGTCGGCGGCGGGCATCGCCAGTCCGGCAGGGGTGAAGGGCACCACGGTTTCAGTCATCAGCAACCCCATCATCGGTTGCCTTACACCCCCGGGACCTACCGTAAGGCCGGTGTAAGGCTGTTAACGAATTGATATGAAACAGGTAAGTGTTAATTCCTTACAGTCCTTACACCCTTACATAAGGTTATCTTCACGTATGCGTGTGTGTGAAAGGGCGCGCGCGGGCGCGCACATGTATGGGGGTGGGTGTAAGGGCCGTAAGGGCGTAAGGGATCAGCAAAAGTCATTGACGGATCAGCGGCTTGATGCCCTTACGCCCGCGTAAGGGCAAGCCGGCGGGTGCGTAAGGCGGGCCCTGCGCGCGGGCGCGCGAACGCCATTCGGGGTGGGCCGGAGCGCGAGGGCGGACGATGGGGGTCATTCCGCCGCGTCCTCCCAACCCGCGCCGAAGAACTGCCCTTCGGGCAGCACGACGGAGAGCGGCAGCAGGGTGGCGCGCGTGAGCGATCCGCCGATGCTGATGCCGTTCTTGGTCACCTCATGGTCCGGAAAGCGCCGGAGCGCCTGGACCCACCCACCGGGTTGGCTGGCCTCACCCGCGTGCCAATGGGTGTCGGCGAAGACGGCGGCGATGCCGCTACCGCTGTTCGCGATGGCCAGGAACGGCCGCTGGTCCTCCCTGTCCAGGATGACGCGGATGCCGTACAGGCTGAGGGTTTGCTTGGCCTCCACCTTGTCGTGCGCGCCCACGGCGCTGCTGCCATAGGCGACGGTGTAGATATGCTGGCCGATGGTTCGTTTGGTGCCGCCGCGATAGACGTCGGCCACGTGCGTGGCCAGATGGTGGAAGCACTGTTCGTGGTCCGGCATGTCGCCGCTTTGCGCGGCGATGTGTTCGGCGGACAGCTCCGCCACCTCCCGCCGGATATCCAGCTCCGTGGGGATGCCGCCGCGCAGCACCAGGGTGGAACAGGCCAGCAAGGTGCCGAACACGTCACAGCCGCGCCCGCGATGCCCCTGCGCCGCCAGGGCTGTCCGGTAGGCTTGCAGGATGTCGGGCAACCTGCCCCATCCCTCCACCGCCGCGCGCAGCATGCCGGCCCCGATGTCCCGCAGGTGCGCCGCATCGAACTTGGGCGGGGGACCTGGGGGCAACTGGTCCAGTTCCAGAACGGCCAGGCGCGACCTGTCCTGTGATGACAGGGGCGGGATCAGGATGCTGCTGAACATGAAGCAACTTCGGATGGCGTATTCCGTGGGGTCGCCGTCCTTGCCGCCGCGCCTCAGCTTGCCGCCGCTCGCGGCGATGCGGGCCAGCTTGATGACGGCCTGGATCCGCTGTCCGTTGTGGGGTTCGGGTTCCAACTCGTCCAGGGCCACGCCCAAGGCCGCCTGACCCTTGGTCTGGTAGATGGACGCCGCCGACGCGTCAGCCGCCCGAAACAGCCATCGCCCCATGACGTGGTCCAGGATGTCGTCCTGCAAGGTCGATTTGCCCGTGCCCTTGTCGCCCGTCAGCCACACGACAGGGCGGAACCGCAACGCGCCGCCCAGCAGGGCTGCGACGATCCACCCCAGCATCAGCCGGGCGTCCAGGTCCCCCTCCTTCCGTTTCCAGTTCCATTGCTTCAACAGGCGGAGTAGTTCCGCCGCGGCGCTCCCGTCCCCCGGCCACGGTTCCTTGCGCGGTCCGAACAGCGGTTCGGCGGACGGATACACCATGTCGCCCAACAGGCCGGGGCGCTGGGCTTCGCCACCCATCACCACCAGGTTGCCCAGATGCAGGATCAGCTGCCCATGCTCATCCGTCCAGGCGCCGGCCCCGCGCACATGATCGCGTGGCGTCCACAGGCCGCGCTGGGCATTGGATGCCATCAGGTGTTCCGCCACGGCTTCCGCCCGCCATCCGGTGACGGCGCCGCCCTCCTTCGCATAGCGGGGGTAGTGGGCGTACAGCCACCCATGGCGGGGCGTGAACAGGCCCAAGAGCGAGGCCTTGCCATGCTCGCGGTCCAGCAGCTCGCGGAACTGGCGTTGAGCGTCGAGGTAGTAGTGGATGCCGCCGCTGTTGCCCAAGGGCGTCACCGGACAATCCTCGGGCAGCAGGCCGCGACGCCCGCCCCCACCAACGCCGCCATCATCGCCGTCCGCCGGGACGTACTCCTTGGCTTCCGCCAAGGCGGCCTCAAATGGCGATGGGGGAGGGCCATCGCCCCCGGCCCCTGCGCCGCCACTATCGTCCGCTTTCCGCTTACGCTTGCCCGTCTTCGCACCACCCCCCGTGACGGCTCCCATGACCTTCCGCGCCTCATCCTGCGCGGCGGCGGTCGCCTCGGTGGGCGCTCCGGTCACGGCATCGGCCAGGCCCGCCTTGATGATCGCGTCACCCACGGACGCCTCCACCATGGACTGCCCGGCGGCGGAACCAAGGATGACCAGGCGATAGGCACCCCCCCCCGGTATGCGGGATAGTCGCGCCTTGGGGTTGGCAAGCGCCACCACCACGCCCGCCATCTCCGGTGTCAGCTTTTCGGCAACCTCAGTCACGCGCGCACCTTCTGGCCGGCATTGGCCGGCATCAACGTTTCGGCTTCCGTATCCAGGCGGCGCTTCGCCATCCGCGCCCGCGCGCGCCACAGCGGGTAGCTGTCGACCAGGGCGACGAGGCGGCCGTACAGCACATCCACCCGCATGCGCTTGGTGCTCCGGATGCCCAGGGCCACCTTGACTTGCTGGTCCAGCACGGCCAGGGCGCGGTCCTCCGCCGCCATGAGGGCGAACGCCAGTACCCGCGCCTCATCCAGCGATAGGGGGGCGAAGGGCGCGGCCGTCATGGCTTCACCCCCGGGGGAATGGGGACATGGGCCACGCTGACGGCCCGCTTGCCGCCGTTCGCCAGATGCCTCACGGCCCGGTCCAGCGCCTGGGGCGGGGCATCCTGCTTCCACAGGCACAGCACCACCCGGTCGACCGTGTCCGGCAGGCTCATTTCGGCGGCGGCATGCAGGGACCGGGCGGCCCACAGCGGTGCCGCGCCTCTCTGCGCCAGGGCATACAGCCCCAGCTCCACCCCGATGCACAGCGTCAACGGCCCATCCGCCATGGGCGTCAGACGTAGGGGCATGCCCTTCACGGTGCCCAGGCCCTGCCGGTCAAACAGCATCTGCCCGGTGATCGCCGTATCCCACACCTCTTGCCGGGCGCGACCGCTGGGGGCGATGAAGGTGCACAGCACCCCTTCCACCCGCTTGTCCGCGCCCACCGCCGCCACCAACGCGGGCCATGGGCCCAATTCGACCATCCGCCCCTCCGCCCAATGGCGGTAGGGGGCGACCGCCGCGCGGACGGTGGGGGGCACATCGCCTGGCCCCAGGCCAAGCGCCGCGACATAGGTCAAGACGGCCGGTGGGGCGCGCGGATCGGTCAGGGGCAGGGCGTGAGCCCAGGTGCGCCGTGCGGCATCCTGGCTTTGCTGCCGCCGCGCGCCGCCGGTATCGGCTTTGGGCGCCCCAGGGGCGGCACCCGGGATCGCGCCAGGGGCCACCCCAACACGGCCATCAGCGGCAGGCGGACGGCGCGGCGGCGGGGCATCGGCCGGCGCCCGGCGCTCCGCCGGCTTGCGCTTGTGCTTGTCGGCGATGCCGGCCTTTAGGCCCTCCGTCACGCGGTTTTCCAGCTGGGGCAGCGTCCATTTTCCCCGCTTGGGGTCATAGTTCCGGGACATGGCCAGGGCCGCCGCCAGCAACTGCTGTTCAGCGTACCCATGGGGAATTTCACCCACCCCCACCAGCTGGCCGATGTAGTAGGCGGCACTGTTCAGCGCATGGTTCTGCCCCCCGGGCGGGGTGCCGGAAACCCGGGCGCATTCGTCGTCTATCGCCTTCCTGGCCCTGGGGCTGATCAGCGAAACATCGTACGCCCGGGGTTCTGGCGGCCGATCCTGGGGCGGCTTGTCCGCCGGGGGCGACATCAGCTTGTCGATCAGCCATTGCGGCGCGTCGGCAAGCGGCAGGTTCTCGGGCGACCGTTCGGGGTGCCATTGATACAGCGCCTGGTGCACCGGGTGGCGTGAGGGCGGCAGGACGATGTAGCCGCCATGGGTACGGGTATCCAGCCCGTCGCCCAACAGCCGCTCCACGCTGTTGGGCAGATCGATGCCGGCGGGAAACCGGAACAGCCAATGACGCCCCCCGCTGGGGGTTTTCTGCCCCACGGTTTTCGGCAGCGTCAGACCGCTTTCCGCATAGCCTCGCAGGGTGCGGTAACCGTTCTTGCCCTTGGCCTCATCAATGTCCGCGTCCAGGACAAACACGCCGCTATCCGGCCCGGTGGCCAGGCCGATATCGCTGTCTGGCCATCGTTCCCACCAGCTGGTGATGGTGTCCGGGTCGGCGCTCGCCAGATGACACCCGCCGCGTCCACGCTCCACAACCACAGGCCAGTGATCGCGGCGGGCCAGCTTGCGCGCCTGGTCCACCGGCGCCTCATCGGTGTAGGCGCAGGGGTAGGGCTTTTTCGTGCCGGGCCGCAGGGGGAAGACGCGCCACCCCCGGGCGGCATAGCTCAGTGCCGCCTGCAACCGGATGTCCACCTTGGCCATGGTCAGAAATCCTGCGCCGGATCAAGGTCCCCATCGCCATCCTTGGCCTGCGCCCGGTCCACGAAGCTGGGGCGTCCGCCATGCTTGCCCCGGCCGGAGCCGAAGCGGGGCGGACGCGGGCCGGTGGTGCGACGGCTGTCGGTGGCGGCGGGCGCCTTGGGGAAGGTGGCGCAGTAGGCCTGCATCGCGTCGCGCAGGGCCCACATCCGGGCCGGGCGCTCCGCCGCGCGCCCCGCATCGTCCATCGCGTCCAGGGCCGCCTGCGCGCATTCGGCCATCGTGGCGGCGGGCCCATCAGCCACACCCATGGTGGACAGCCTGTCGCGCAGTTCCGCCCGGTAGGGCGCGGGGTCCGCCACGAACCGGCTCACGGTCAGCAACAGGTTGATGCCGGGATCCAGGTCGCGTTCGGCGTAGGCGCGGAATGGGATTTCACCGGCCATGCAACACCCCCATCGCTATGGAGAACACCAGGAGAAAGCTGACGTAGGCGGCGGTGACGCCCGCCGCGAGCGCGAAGGCGCCCCACCAGGTCACAGGTGACAGGGCCCGCAGGGTCGCGCGCATCACGGCGCAGCGGATGCCCGCGAACGCCGTTCGCAGGGCGGTACCCAGGTGGGGTAGGGCGGCGGGCGCGGTCATGACGGCAACCCCGGCAACAGGGCCAGGACGTCGCGGCGCAGCTTGTCCATTTCGTCCTGCGCGCTGTCCAGGGCCGCCAGGATGCTGGCGGCTTCGGCCGGGGTGATATGCTCCCCCTGGTCGCCGTCGGGGTGCGTCGCCATGCGGATTTCCGTGGCGACCGCGCCGATGGGTTCCAGCGTGGCGATGAGGCGCAGGGCGGGCGATTGCGCCCCGTGGGCGTCCGCCCGCGCCGCGTCCACCCGCATCTGATGGTACCGCAGGAAGGGCGCCGGCTGGCCCGCGCGCACCATGGCCAGGTCCAGGATGATGGCGGCGGCCAGGGGTATCTGCCGGTCCGGGCTGTCCGGATCGGCCCAACGGCGGACAACCGCCGCGTCCCGGTCCACCAGGGCCGCCACGTTTTCCATGCGCAGCTGGCCCACCACCAGGTGGACGGTATCCTCCAATGACAATGCCGGACGGCGCTTGGTCATGACGGCCCCCATAGCCGGTATCATTTTTCAAAGGCGCGAAGTGATGCGCGCAATGCGCGCTCAAGTGGTAGTTCTGACCGCCTCAACCGGATCGGAGGGGCGGCGAAAATGGCGTGGAGTGAACAGGGGTGGATGCAGCGGTTACGCCGGCAGGCCGAGGCGTTGTCCCGGTCCGCCGACAGGCTGGACGCCGCGTCCCTAACCGCCGCCGACCCGTTCGAGGCCCACGTTCTGCGCCGGGCCGCTTTCGCCCTGGCCGACAGGGCGGAGAGCATTCCCTATGCCGGGATGGGCTGAGGGGGCGGGCATCGCCCGCAGCACCCGGCATAGCGGCGTGGCTGGGGCTTCCGGACGCTGCTGTCCGCCCGGCATGCCGGCGGACCTGGGCAAATCGGGCATGGCGGGCGCTCCCGGTCATTCTGCGGCCTCCGTCGCGGCCAACCCGGCACGCTCGCGGGCGGCTGACGCCAGATCCTCAAGAGTCACTTCAAGCCCGCGTCGCGCCGCCGCCTCCACCATCGGAAGCCAATATTCCGGCGGGATGGACTTTCGATGTTTCCAACAGGCAATACGCCCGCGCGTGACCCCAACGTCCTCCGCCAGGGCTTCGGGAGAGGGCCATGCCTCGATGATTGAGCCGTATGCCATGCCCAACGTATTGCGCAACGCAATTCAGATGTCAATGGCCTGTAGCAATTCTGAGGCCGTTGCGATGCCGGCCTTCGCCTCTACAATCCGCAACATGCACAGCACCTTCCCGGAACGCCTCAAGATCGCCCGCATCGCCGCCGGTTTCCGCACCGCGCGCGAGTTCACGGACACCCATGGGGTACCGTACGCCACGTATCACATGCATGAGAGCGGGCAGCGCTCCCCCGATCTGGACACACAGCGCAAATATGCGGCGATTTTCGGCGTAGACGAAGCTTGGATGGTTTTGGGGCGAGGTGACGGCCCGAAGGGTGCGCCGCCAGACCTGGGGGAAGAAGCCCCAGCATCGGCACCCAGGCAAACGTCTGAACAGCGGCGATTACTTGATCTGTGCGACCGTTTAAGGCGATCCATCATCAAGAACGACGTCCAACGGGCTATCCGACTTGCGGAGAGCGTTGCTGCCGACTTGCGCGTTGCGGAATTGGACAGCCAGGGTTCCGATAATCACTAGATTGCCCATGTCCGGCATCAGGTATGCCGGCACGGAAAAGTCGCCATTATCCGTTACTAGAGTTGTAGTGCCGCCAAAGGCTACAAATCCCTTGATGCGCCATGTTCGGCAATCTTCGGTAAAGATTTGGTCTATGTCTTCGCCAATCAAGGTGTATGGATAACTATCAGCGATCCACGCTTTTTTGACGCTTCCGTCGACATTTATATAGACATAGTTAACCAATGTCTCGCCAAGCTGCAACAGCAGGGCACGTATACTTTTATTCATATTAAGTAACCACCCGGACAGCCAATATGATCAGATTGCCGCCCTGGCAGGGCGACTGAAAGCATGCGGCTATGGTCGGTCAGGGGGTTTTCTGACTGGTAACGCGCCGGCAAGCGCGAGACCTCCCTGCCAGTGGCGGTCTAACGCCTACACTACGGCAATGATTGCGGATATTTCCACAAAAATACACGCATCTGGAGCGTTAACGCCACGTATACACGCCAAGATTGACTACTTGGGTATTCATGGTGCAGCCGTCATCCTGCCATCACGGCAGAAAATCAATCGGGGAAGTCATCTGCCGCGGCGCCTAGCGCCTTGCCCAGATCACTCGCCAAGGCCGAGGCCGCCCGAAAATGACCAGCCGCCACCAACTTGGTGAGGATCTGCGCTTTTTCGGTCAGCTGCCCGGCGCGTTCTTCGACAGATCCGCTTGGCGGCGGTATGAGGTCGCGAGCATGGCAGCCAAGCGCGTCGGCGATCCTCACCATCCATTGCAGGCTTAGACCCAGCTTGCCGCTTTCCAGCTTGTGAACCTGGCCAGACGATGTCCCCAGGGCGTGCGCCAGCTCCTCTTGGGTCTGGCCTGCACGCTGGCGCATCTCGCGAATTCGGTTTTCAGGCGGTGTTTGCATGGTGCCGCCATGATGAAAATCGAACGCCGTTCGCGCCACGCATGCCATGGCAGAAACACCTAGGAGGGCGCCAAGGCACGCCATGCAATTTTGCCGCAGCCATGTAATTTTGCGGCGGATCGCGAAATGCAATCAAATTGTGTTGCCAAGAAAATTGCGTTGTGCAATTTCTGTTAGGCCGGTCGTTTCCTCCCTGTTCACCACCGGCCCCGGGGCACGCCTTCCCGGGCACTCCCCGGGGGTGAGCCCCACCCCCGGGGGATTTTCTCCCGATCCCGGAGGGCTGAACATGTCCCGCCTTGAAATCCAGACCATGATGTATTGGCGCCACGCCCATCTCGCGAGCCACGAACATAGCTTTCTCCTGGCCATCCGGGGCTTCGACTACCTGGACAAGCTGGCGGGCGCCGCGTCGGTCACCCCCCGCTTACGCGCCGCCGCCGCCAACCACATTGGCGTCGCCGCGCGGGGCCGGGGCTTCGGCAATGCGCTGGGCCTGGAAAAGGCCGCCCTTGAAAAGGCGCAACGAGTGGCCTGCGGCGCTCCCCGCGCGATCTAACCCAAGGAACCAGAAATGACCGCTGTAATTCCCTTCAGCTTTGAAGGCGCCAACGTCCGCGTTTTGGATCGCGAGGGCGCCCCCTGGTGGGTGCTGTCCGACGTGTGCCGTGTGCTTGAGATTGGCAACACGTCTGACGCTTCACGGCGTTTAGATCCTGATGAGCGGGATACCCTCGACAATATCGAGGGTATCGCCCGGGCGCAGGTTCAGCAGTTGACCGTGATCAACGAAAGCGGCCTCTACAGCCTGATCCTGACCAGCCGCAAGCCGGCGGCTAAGCGCTTCAAGAAGTGGGTGACGGCCGAGGTCCTTCCCAGCCTGCGCCGCACCGGGCGCTATGAGATGGGGCAAGCGGCGCGCCCCCTGCCGCGCATCGTGCTGACGGATGAGGATTATCGGAAGCGGCTGATGGTCGTGACATACCTGCGCGTGCACGGCCCGCTCGCGGCACAGCGCTATTGGCGGGATATCGGTCTGGCGACGGCCAGCCCGCCGCCGGAAATTCCATCCGCGCCCGGGGCATCGGCGCTGAACATGGCGGAATGGTGGCGGGGCATGGCGGATGGCGGCATGACCGCATCCGAAATCGGCGCCGCGTCAGGGGTCAATCCCCGGGTGGTGCAATACTCGCTGCGCATGGTCGAGCGGCTGATCGATCCCGCAAAGCGGGCGCTGGAAGAAGGCAAGATCAATCCCTACCAGGCCCGCCACATGAGCGCCGGCAACGAGGAACAACAGGCGGCCATCCTGGCGCTGATCCAATCGGGCGTGGCGCTGACAGGCGATCAGATCGCCACCTACTTCCGGGTGCCAGCCGATGAAGGCGCCGCCGGGGGCACCCCATGACCGCCGAAATCTCCCAGCTGGGGCAGCGCCTCAAGGCCGCGATGGACGCCAAGGGTTTGGGTATCCGGCCCCTGGCCCGCGCGGCAGGCCTCGCGTCGCACGCCAGCATCGGCGCAGTCCTGCGCGGCGCCACCCCAGGCTTGGACCTGGACACCCTGCGCAAGCTGGCGCCCGTGCTGGACGTCACCCTTGGTCACCTGACCGGGGATGCGGACCTTGCCAGCCCGGGGGCGGCGGGGGCGGAGGAACCGGACAGCGGCGTGCGGATGATCCCGCTGGATCGGCTGATGCCCAGCGCCCTGAACCCCCGCAAGGTGTTCGACGTGGACGCCTTGGAGGAACTGGCGGACAGCATGGCCGCGCAGGGCCAGCTGCAAAACCTGACCGCGCGCCCGCATCCCGACAGTGTCGGATACTTTGAAGTCTTCATCGGCGGACGGCGCCTGCGCGCCGCTACCATCCTGGTGGAGCGCGGTACCTGGCCGGGCGATCACGCCATGAAGGTGGACATCCGCCCCGCCACGGACAAGGACGTGCTGGCCATCGCGGCGATGGAAAACATAGACCGCAAGGACATGCACCCGTTGGAGGAAGGGCAAGCCTTCCTGGACATGCTCGCCGCCGGATGGACCAAGGACGAAATCGGCCGGATGTTCAAGGGCCGCACCCCCCGGTGGGTGGAACTGCGGATGCAGATGGCCCGCGACCTGACCGAGGCCGTCAAGGACCTGTGGCTGGACGGCGACGGCGTCAACCTGGAAATGGCCCGCGAACTGATGCGCCTGCCGGCGGATCAGCAGGAATATCATGCCATGCGGATCGGGATGGGCGCCGATGGCTATGCCACGGCGGTGGACCTGCGCGACCGCATCGCGGAACACGCCGCCGCCATGGCGCCGCAGCTGCCCATGGTAGAGCCCGGCGGCCTGCTGGACGCGTTGGGGCTGGGCCATCCGCAGCCGACCACCTTGGGCGCCAACGCCCCGGAACGCCCACCCTTTCTGCAGGCGATGCGGGATCTACGGGAAGACCTCGTCCAGCGCCACGCATACGCGAAGCCGGACCCCGCACCGACTACCCCAGCCTTCCAGCGCGGTGACGTCCAGATGGCTGCCGCCCCGGTACTGCCGGGCCCATCGCTAATGTCCCCCCAGCACCGCGACTATGTCGACCGGGTGAAGACCCAGGCGTTGCAGATGACCGTATTCGCGCATACGCGCATGGCAATGGTCTTGGCGTGCGTCGGGATGATGGGCAACGACCCGGCCATCCTTCTGCGCAGCGGCAGCCCAGGCAGCCGTAGGGCAGTGCACCCCACGTTGGCCGAAGCGCTGGAAAGCCAACGTACCCATCGCTCAACCCTCACCGCCGCCATGGCCCCAGTCCGGGCGGAAGCCGAGGATGGGCGCGTAGCGCGGTCCGATGCGGCGGCGGACCTGGTGCGCGCCCTGCTGGACCTTCCGGACAGCGATTTGCGGGTGTTGTTTGCCGCCCTTGTTGCGGCCCGTGTCTATGCCGGTGGCAACGTCGCGGGTGGGGACAGCCCTGCGGCGGTCGCGGCCTGGGCTGCGGACATGCCCCGGATGGCGGATCAATGGCAGATTGATACCCACTATCTTTCCTTGCTGGACGCGCACCGCTTGCGTCGGCTGGCCGTCACCATCGGCATGACCCAGGGTGGGCGGCATCACCGCTTCACCAGCCCTATCGCTGTTGCGGACCTGAAAAAATGGGATGCAGGCAAGCTCCGCTCCGCCATCGCGGACTTTGTTGACGCGAACGACGTTCGCACCATCCCAGCGGAATTCCGCTTTGGCACCTACGACGAAATCGCCGCCGCCATGGCGGCGGAAGCCGACGCGGCCGACGCCGTCCTGAAAGGGGGTGCGTGATGGCCAACCATCAGCAGCCCCTGCCCGGGTGCACCATCGTTGACGCCTTGAATGGATACGTGGTGCTCACCCACCGCAACAAGAGCGGCAAGGTTACGGCGAAAGCCTACCTCCCCGAACACGCCCGCATGCTGGCGGAGGACCTGACGCAGGTGGCGGATGAGATCGAGGCCGCCGAATGAGCATGCTGCTAACCCCCTATGACGACGAATTCTTCTCCTTCCACATCGCTTGCGGCTCAGGGGCTGGCGCGCGCGGCATGGCCAAGGCTCGCCAGCGTGTCGGTTTGGCGCGCGGTCGGATCGTTACCCTGGGCGGGGTTGATGTGGACCCTGCCTGCATCCGGGACTTCACACGCCGCACGGGCGTTCAGGGTACGGTGTTGGACCTGTTCCCGCGCGAGGATTACATCGCCTTCCATGGCCGCCTGCCGCCACCCGGATGGCGGGAGGCCACGGCGGAAGACTTGCGCCGCGCGGCGGGGTATCGCCGTCCGCACATCGTGTTCATCACCGCCCCCTGCAAGGGCGCATCGGGCCTACTGTCTGAAAGCAAGGCGGCGACGCCCAAGTATAAGGCCCTGAACAACCTGGCCGAAAACTGCCTGCGCCTGGTGATAGAGGCGTGGGGCGACGATCCCCCCGAGTTCATCCTGTTCGAGAACGTCGTTCGCATTTCCGTCCGGGGCCGCTCGATGCTGGACCGCATCATGGCGCGCCTGGACCAGGGCGGCTATGCCAGCGCGGAAACCAAACACTGCTGCGGCCGGCTGGGTGGATTGGCGCAGCGGCGCCCCCGCTTCCTGCTGGTGGCGCGCAACCGCGCCAAGGTGCCGGCCTTCCTCTATGAGCCGCCGATGCGCCCGCTATCGACCGTGGGCAAGGTGCTGGAACCCCTGCCGCCCCCGGGCGACTTGTCCATGGGGCTGGGGCACCGCGTTCCGGCCCTGCAATGGATCACCTGGGTACGCCTGGCATTCGTGGAGGCCGGCAAGGACTGGCGCAGCCTGAACCGCTTGGCGGTGGAAGACGGCATGCTGCGCGACTTCCGCATCATGCCCGAACGGCCTTGGAGGGACGGAACCCTTGGCGTCCATGGCGTCAATGATAGCTGCGGCACCATCACGGGCAGCGCCGGACCCTGCACGGGCGCTTTCAACGTGGCCGACCCTCACGTAATCACCAGCCGCGAGGGCACGGGCTTCCTGGGGGTCAACCCCTGGGATGGCCAGTCCGGCACCATCAGCGGCGACGCGCGCCCCAGCAAGGGCGCCTATGCCGTGGCGGATATCCGGACGCGCGACGGCAAGGCACCGTTCAAGAACGTCTATCGGGTGGTGGAGGCGGGCGAGGCCTCGCCCACCATCGGGGCCGGCGCGCGGCCTTCCGGGGGCGGCCTATGCGTCGCCGATCCGCATTTCCAGGGCAAGGAATACCAGCAATATGGCGTCCGCCGCTGGGACGGCCAGACGGGCACGGTTTCAGGCCAAAGCCTCCCGGGGCAGGGCGCCCATTCGGTGGCCGACCCGCGTTGCGCCAACTGGTCCCCGTCCGCCCACGTCAACAAGTACAAGGTGGTGGACGCGGACGACAGCGCCCCGACGGTGTCGTGCGCCGTCCAGGTGGCCAGCGGCGGCCTATGCGTGGCGGACCCCAAGGCGTGCACCAGCCATGGCGGCGGCGGCAAATATGCCGTGGTCGCGCTCGACGGGGCGGCTGGGACGGTGATCGGTGCCAGCACCACCGGCCACGGCGCCTATGCCGTGGCGGACGTCATGCCGGAATTCGCCCGCGGCGGACGCCAGCACTACACCACCGGTGGCCACTACGGGGTAAACGAATGGAACGGGCAGACCCGCGCCATCCCCGCCTACGCCAAGAACAACAACGGCGCATGGTCCGTTGCCGATCCGCGTGACGCCCAGGGCGAAGCGCCGGCAGGCCGCTTGCCGGACCCGAAAGACCGCCTTGTGTGCGTCATCCGGGCGATGGACGGCACATGGCACCGGCCATTCACCACCCTGGAACTTGCCGCCCTGCAAGGCATGGTCGACCCCGGGGAGCCGTTTGAGTTGGATGGCGCCAGCGACAGCCGGTGGCGCGAAGCCATCGGCAACGCGGTACCCGAACCGGCGGCGGAGGCCATCGGCAACGTCTTCCTTCAGCTGCTGATGCTGGTCCGCGCCGGCAAACAACAGCCCATCCGCCACACCCCCATCTGGGTCCGCCCGGTCGCGATCGGTGCGGCCCTGGACGTCCCACCCCTGTTGATTTGAGAGGATACGGCATGAGCGCATTCGCCATTCGGCAGGCCGTCAATGCTGGCGCCCAAGCGTTGGAAAACGCCGGGAACCCAGCTGACCGCGCGGTTGCTGCCGCCGTTGTCGCCGCGTTCCTGGACGCGCTGGACCCGGCCATCAGGATCAAGTTTCAGCGCCCCCTTTGCCAGCACGAGATTGACCAGTTGGGACCGTTCAAGGCGTTGGCTGAGATGGTCCGCCACACCCTCGCTTAGCCCCCACTCCCGCTGAATTGAGAGGTTTCCGCCATGACCAGCACGAGCATCAGCTTGACCACCAGCGCCACCATTTATCCGGATACGGACGATATTGCCCATGCTGTTGTCGAGGATGGCGATTTCGCCGTCGCCTGCCTCATCAACAGCCTTACCAGGGAAGGGAATGACATAGGCTTGGACTTCAAGGCCATAGCCGCAGACCTGGACGAAGACGCCAAGGCGGCCATCCGCGCCCTGGCAGCGATCATCCAAGAGGGGGATGCGCCATGATCCACGATCTTAAATGCGATGAGGCGCATTACACGGAGGTGGAGGCGGGGCGGAAAACGGCGGAGTTGCGGCGCGATGATCGCGACTATCAGGTGGGTGACCAACTCCGGTTGCACGAATGCCGGGACGGCATCCCCACCGGTCGCCGCCTGACCCGCCACGTCACCCACATCCTCGCCTCTGGTCCATATCTGACCCCAGGCTATGTCATGCTGTCGCTGTCGTCCGCGCACATACCAGAACAGATGACAACGGTCCTGCCGCCGGCCGCGCTGACCAAGCGCCAGTTGTCCGTCATGCGCCTGTTGACGGAGTGCATGGACGCCACTGGCGCCATTCCCAGCATGCAGGAAATGGCCGATGAACTGGAACTTGCGTCCCGCAGCAACGTCCACGCCATCCTGTGCCGCTTGGAGGAACGGGGCTGGATCAGCCGGGGCAGGGGCCGCGCCAATGCCATCCGGATCCTGCACCGGCCGCCCATGCCGGACTGGACGCAGCATTGGACGGTGACCAGCAAGCCCTTGCCGATCAGCGTCGCCGCGCAACTGGCGGGGAGGGCGGCGGAATGACCCCCGTGAACGAACAACGCCTGACCAGCGCGGCGGCGGATATGAGCGAGGCCATAGGCGCCGTGATCGAACGCCATAACTTGGACGCCCATGATTTCGTGATCGTCATGGCCATCCCCGTGGGCGGCGTGCTGGCGACCACCTTCCCCAACATTGATGAGCGGGAGGCGGCCCTGAACCGGTTCCGCCGATGCGTTGACGTGGCCGCCACGAACGCCGTTCGTGCCAGGGTGCCATCATGACCGTCTATGTCGACAACATGCGGGCGCAGCTGGGGCGCATGATCCTGTGCCACATGATCGCGGACACGGAGGCGGAGTTGCACGCCATGGCCAGCCGCATCGGCATGCTTCGCCGCTGGTACCAGGGCGACCACTACGACGTCAGTGCGTCGCGCCGCGCCCTGGCCGTCAAGGCGGGGGCGATCACCATCACGTGGAGGCAAGCCGCCGCCATGCGCGCCCGCCGCAAGGTCACGGGCGAGCTGGGCAAGCCGGAAGAAGCCTTCGCCTGGTACAAGGCCCATCAGGCTCACCAGGCGATTGAGCAGGGGGGAGGGCGGGCGGCATGACCAAGCGCGGCATCTTGCCGGCATCCCTTCCACCGCGAGGGCTGTCCCGCGAACAGGCGGCGGAGTACGTGGGGATCAGCGCCACAAAATTCGATCAGATGATCGAGCGCGGCGCCATGCCCCGGCCGAAGCGGATCGATGGGCGCCGGGTTTGGGACCTGATGGCCCTTGACGCCGCCTTTTCCGCGTTGCCCGATGAGGCCGGGGCGGCGATGGTGCCGCCGGCCGGCGACGTGAACCCCTGGGATGTGGATTGCGGGCTGGCGCCTGGAAAGTAGAGGGCGCGATGGTTGAATTCCGCCTGCGGGATGGTACCGGCACGGTCAAGCTGAAATACCTGGTGGAAGACGTCGACCGCCACGGCAAGGTCCGGATCTACCTGCGACGGCGCGGACACCTCAAGGTGCTGCTGACCGCCACGCCCGGGACGCCGGAATTCATGGCGCAATATCGCGCCGCCCTTGAGGGCAAGGCACCCGAGCGCGCGCCGCGCCGGAAGGGCAAACCCGCGCCAGGGGAAACCGCAGCCGCGCCAGGGACATTCCGCGCCCTGGTGGAACGGTACTATGCGACAGGCGCCTTTCGTAACCAGCTTGATCCCGGCACACAGAAGGCGCGGCGCTACTTGCTGGACGCCCTGTGTGAAAAATATGGCAAGAACCCAGCCCACCTGATGACCAGCACCCACGTGCAGAAACTGCACGACGACCGGTCGGACACCCCCGAGGGGGCGAACAACCTGTTGAAGGCGCTGAAACACCTCTTCCGCGTCGCGGTCAAGGCCGGGTGGTTGCAGACCAACCCGGCGCGCGACGTGCAGAAATTCCCTCAAGAGGGGGAGGGCTATCACACCTGGACCCTTGAAGAGGTGGCGCAATTCGAGGCTAAACACCCGATAGGCACGCGGGCGCGGCTGGCCATGGCCCTGCTGTTGTATACGGGTCAACGCCGATCAGACGTCGTTCGAATGGGTCCCCAGCACGTCAAGGACGGCTGGTTGACGATCACCCAGGCCAAGGGCGCCCGCCATAAGCCGGTGACCGTCTCAATCCCCATCGTCGCGCCGTTGCGCGAAATCCTGGACCAGACCAACACCGGGCACCTGGCCTATTTGGTGACGATGCGGGGCAAGCCCTTCGCCGTCGCCAGTTTCGGCAACATGTTTCGGGACTGGTGCCGGGAAGCCGGTCTTGACCATTGCAGCGCCCACGGCCTGCGCAAGACGGCGGCGACCCGCCTTGCTGAGCTGGGGGCCAGCGAGCATGAGATTGCCGCCATCACGGGGCACAGGACCCTAAGCCAGGTGGCGCACTACACCCGCGCGGCCCGGCAGAAGGGGCTGGCGGCCAGGGCCATGGAACGCCTGGAAGAACACGGATCGAACAAAAGTGTCCAACCTTCCGAAGCGGGTTCGAAAAGGTTGGACAAATCCAGCCGCTAA